ACACCTTTTAAGATGTTTTTAAATTTTGTTTTTAAGTGTTGCAAAACTGCAATATTTTATATATAATAGTAAAAACAAAACAGAAAGGAGCTTGTAAATGATTACATATAAAATAGATGTATTAAAAGAGCTGGCACAGCGTGGCTACACCGCTAACAGAATGAGGAAAGAGAAGATATTAAGTGAAAGCACAATGCAGAATCTAAGAAACAGGAGTGACATTAATACAAAAACTTTAAATACATTATGTATTATATTAAGATGCCAGCCAAACGACATTTTAGAGATAGTACCAACCAACGACGAAAAAATAAAATATTTTTAAATAACACTAAAAAGGGTGTTGACAATGTAACACTATTGGTATATACTTAAGATACATTAAAAGAAAGGACAGCCGAAAGGCTGGAAGGTGAATAATATGGAAATAACAAAAGAAATGCGCGAAGGCAAAGAGATTTACGCGCAGCGAAAGAACTATGAAAATGCTGAATTAGCTGTGCTTAATGGTGCTACAGAAGAACAGGCACAAGCAATAGTACGATTGTGCGGAGATAGGCACTATATCCATAGGAACAGAAGCAGCGTTTTCTGCGCTGAGTCCGGTGATGCCGAGACGATTGGGGAGTTGCTAAGCAATTGCTCGACAGGAGAGAGTATTAATGACTATTTAAGCAAGGCAGGACTGCCGAGGATAGAATATACTTACAGTTTTGATGATGATACATCTAACGATTATCTTTACGAGCTAGAGGGAATGACATACGAGGAAGCCGAGGAGAAAACTGAAGAAGTTATGGAACAATTTGATAAGGATATAATAAAATATATTCAAGATTTTGACGATAAATATAATACACATTTTACCCCTACTTTAGCGGGAAGAATGAAGGGATACGAATTTTAAGAAGGGTTAAAAAAGGTGAGAATATGAGATATTTAACAGTTAAAAGAAGCAAGAATGGAGAACCTAATAAAACGGATATGAAGAGCCTTGCAAAATTCTTTACAGGTGAAAATGTGGGAAAATATGCAGATTATGACAGTTATCTATTTGCTGTCGAAGAAACAAGAAACGCCGGTAAAGAATTTGTCGGATATACATTCAAAATAGCTACAAAGGCGGAGAAGTCCGGCGGATGTGATTATTATTTCGGTGAAGTTCTTGATACTGGGGATAAAGTTGTTATATCCACAGAAAACGAGTATAAGAGCTTAGATTGGGCATATAACAAAGCTCTGGAGATAATCAAGAAAGAGTTCTAAAATTGGATAGGATAAAATTAAAAGAGGGAGCTTGCCACTCCCTCTTTTTTCTACGTCATACGTTACTATTTAAGAAATACAAAAACGTATATTTCAATACATCCAATGTTGTTGTTTAAAAATACAAAATAGCGCATTCCAATACATTTTTGTTATTATTTATGTTTAATATAATAAACAGTTTTTTATGTTATGTCAAGCGCAAAAATAAAATTGACTTTATAATATATTTATGCTATATTATTTTAATAATTAAATATATAAGATTTACACCCGATAATATTAAAAATATTATTGGGTTATTTTTATGTTATTAAATATATAATAATTAATTAGCTGGAGCAGGTTTAGCAGAAAGGGGGAACATATGGAGAAAGTACAGGAAGCACCAGAAAGTCAAGAAATTTTTGAAAATGAAATCGATATGTATTTCAAAAGATTTTGCAAAGATGAAAACATTGAAGATATGGCAGCGGCTCCGCAATCCCTTTTTTATGCCGCCTTGATTTATGTATATAACAATACTTTTAAAGGCACTAATAGGTTAAAATTAAAGGGTAAATTACAGGGATATAATAATAATAATTATAATAATCAATATAGTAATATAAATAATAGTAATTGTAATAGTTATAATTATGAGTATCTTAATTATATAGCAGATTATTATATATATATGTGTTATAAGTATAATAAAATATGTACTATATCAGGATATTGTAAATTAACTGGTATAAGAGAAGATATTGTATATAATTGGGGAAATGAGAGCAGAACGCCACGACTAAGTACATCGGCAAACAATTTATATCAAAAACTGTCAAAAGATTATGAATCTAGTGGAGAGGCTCGGCTCTGGTCCGGTAAGAACCCAGTCGGACAGCTTGCGGTTATGAATCGCCGTTTTGGTTGGAACCTTCCTGGCGTGAGTAGAGAAAGCTCTAGCAAAATAGCTCTAACAGCCGCAGAAATACGCCAGCAATTAAACCAAAATAATGCACAATTAACGGATAAACAGCAGATAAACGCTGTAAACAATTCAGGCACAATTTAAACAACTTGCAAACCGCTTAAATACTGGGTTTGTGAGTAATAAGTATTTATATAACGCTGATAAATTAAGGTTTATCGGCGTTATGGTATGGATATAGTGTTAATTGTGTTAATTGTTTGAGAATATGGCATAAAATAGACACAATTACACGGACAAGGGCGGAGGGGGTTTATTTGTCCTCGGAACACGCCCCAACTAAGTCACTCATTTTTCCACGATAAGAAAAAGGCTTTATATATTAATATATATTTATATTATTATTACCCACATAATACACATATTATATAATTATATATAAACAACACTTAACCATTAATCATATAATTAATACTAATAAATCACTTATATATTTAATTAAAAATAATTCAATTAACATCTATACATTTAAGCTAATTAGGTGTACAATAGACACATATTAATTAATCACAAGATATTCAATAAACACATCAGAGAATCAGCTGTTCGGCTGAATAAATCCCAAAAAAATTTTAAAAAATAAAAAAGAGTTAGGAGTTATAAATGCAGGGCAATGAATACCAAAAATTGGCTATGCGCACTAACGATAAAATGGCTCATCATAGATTAAGTACCGAATTAACTGGTAAGCTTCCACTTAGTCCTCTAACAGAAAGCAATGCTAAGTGTAGCAACATAAATGACATAGCAGGACTTCTTAATGGTGTCTTAGGTTTAACCGGCGAAGCTGGCGAGGTATCAGACCTTGTTAAAAAAGGCATATTCCACGAAAAAGGAATAGACTTAGAACATCTTAAGAAAGAGTGCGGCGATGTAATGTGGTATGTTGCTATGATTTGCGAAGCTTGCGGATTCAGTCTTGACGATGTAATGCAGACAAACATAGATAAGCTTATAGCACGTTATCCGGATGGTTTTGATTCTTACAGAGCTAATCACAGACAGGCAGGTGATAAATAATGGGTAATCAGGATAAGCACTGTTACCAGTGCAAACATAGACATAAGTTATATTGTGAAAAGCCTTGTAATGCCTGTAATGGCAATCCAAATGTTGTAAAAGGCAAGGATAACTTCACAGAGCTTGAAACAGCAAATAAAAATGCGGTACTCTTTGAAACAAAAGAATAGCATATTGCCCCTTAGCCAAGTGGTCAAGGCACAGGATTTTGATTCCTGTATCGTGGGTTCAAATCCCACAGGGGTAGTTCAAGTGTTTAATTACACTTGTGCCTTTACAGGACTTATTGATTTACTAGCATTAAGTCCTCCTTTCACCTCATAGCGAGAGCTGTTAAGGACTGTCAGATAGTCCGTGAGGTTTTGCGTATTATAAATACGCAAATAAAATTAAGTTATACCTATAGCGCAGCAGTTATCTGTATGGATAGACAGCGAGCGAAGCTACTTTCTTTGAGCCCAACTGCACGGGTAGAATGACATCCAAGCTTTGCCACGACCTGTTATAGGTGTCATAGCCTATACTGCTATTAAGACTAGCATTGTTTTTCAGTATCAACTATCCACCTTAATCGAAACATTTTCACAATGCTAGTCTTTTAAAACGATATGGAGAAGCGGCAACGATTGGCGGTGTTGCGGCAGACTGTAAATCTGTTCCCTTGCGGTAAACATTGTAGGTTCAATTCCTATCTTCTCCACTTTGCCGATATGGGATAAAAGTATTCCAGTAGCTTGCTAAGCTATCCAACAGAAATGTTGTTCGTGTTCGATTCACGATGTCGGCGTTTTGAAAGCATTTCTTAGGTTTGCGTACATAATGCTGTTTGCGGACTTATCCTAGGTTAAGATGTGCTTTGTTCTGACAGCATAGTGCGAGATGAGTTCGATTCTCATTATAAGGCGGTATGCGCTTGAAGATGTATTTTTTTAAGCGTGGGGTTCGATTCCCTAGCTTGGCGTGCGGGTATGGTGCAAGTCCATATGTCAGATTAACAACAAACTAGGTTAGCTACCGAAAAGCAGACCTGTGAACTGCCTGTTTGTTGTTTTGTTATTCACAGATTAAGCACAAGCGGAGTGCTATTATCTTTCACAGGAGGTAATTTATGAATTTTAAAGAATTATTTATTGACAAATCAAGGACACTTATTGTAAACACCGATTTAGCACTTGTTTTGGGAGATTTAAACGAAGCAATAGTGCTTAATCAGCTAAATTACTGGATAGAAATTAATAAAAAAGCTGAAAAGAACCTTGTTGATGGTAAATATTGGGTTTACAACTCATACAGCGATTGGAGAATTAATAATTTTCCATATTGGAGTGAAAAAACGATACAGAGAACATTCACAAGGCTTGAAAGTAAAGGAATTGTTATATCAGCTAATTACAATAAATTGGCTATTGATAAAACAAAGTGGTACACAATAAATACTAAGAAACTACAGGAACTTGTGGATAAATTTAATTCCGATGAGGACAGAATGACAAATCGACAAGACAATATGACAGACCGACAGGACAGAATGACCTGTCGAGAAGGACAAAACGACAGACCATTACCAGAGATTACTACAGAGAATATAAACAGAGATTATAATCCAGAAATTACTAATAAGGACAATACATCAATTAACATTGATGGAGAGGTACATACATCGTTTTCAGAGAAACCGACGGCAAGAGCTGTCACAAGAGATGAAATGTTGCTTAAAGAAAAAGATATGGTTGATAGGTTTAATAACATCTGTGACGACGATATAGATAATTCAGCTATATGCGATTGTGTTAAAGATGGATTTAAGATGTATATGCAGTTATATGAAATCTATTTCCATAAAGTACACCCAATACTTACAGATAAGACATTAAAGAATGTATGTTTTGTCCTATCAACTATCACAGATACGGAACACGGACATTTCGACGCTGATGCTATATACGAAACAGACGATAAGGGCATTACAGTTTTACAGAGAATGATTAACGACCATTTCATCAGAGAACATAGAGAAAGCACTAACTACTCAATAACACATTTTGCCAATGCTGAATATCTTGGCAAGCTGGCAAATAGATTTATAGAAATGTAAAGGAGTGATGTTTATGAAAAAGGAAATAGTGGAAGCGATACTAACAGCAATAAATCTCACATTGATTTACTTAATAAATAATATGGCTGGTTTGGCAGGCTTATTAGTTTTTGCATTTGGGGAATTACTAATGGCATTAACAATCTATAACAAATATAGATAGGAGTGATTATTATGGCTATGGGCGTACACCCACTAAACAAAGATAAGTTTTATGAAGCAATAAACCTATACATATCGGGGCAGGCTTCACAAGTAAAAGCAGCAAAAGTAGCAGGTTGTAGCGTACCGACATTTAAGAAATATGCTAACAAGATTTATGGCGGCGAGGAATTACCAGATAATTTATGGGGGAAGAATGATGATTAAGAGAATTGTTAATCGTTGGATAAGACACAAGACAAAGAATTTAACAAGAATACCATTGTTTACAATGACATTTAACTATCGTAAATATAAAGCAGATGGCAAGAAAGATAGCTGCACAATGCATTGCCACCCAGATATTGCCAATGATGAATTTGTAAAGGGCAAATTACAGGAAGTTGTTGACTATATCAGAGATAACTATGATTTGGATATATTTACGAAGATTTGAGGTGTGATATGTGTAAGTTTTGCAATGGTAAAAAGAAGAAGATTGAAAATGGCTATACATATGGCATAGCATATATAGAATCAACTAATTATGGCTATTGTTATAAACTTTGTTATGACAACAGCGGTGAAGAATATGGAGAGGGAGAGTTTGAAATCAATTATTGCCCTATCTGCGGTAGAAAGTTGGTGGAATGATGGCAGAACCTTTAAGTAAATTAGCAGAAAAATGTAAAAGTTGCCCTAAATCTGAAAAATGCGACCATAAAAGAATGGAGCTATGCGCTTTAGCGGATTTGCCACCACAAAATCTTGCAAGCACTACACAAGGCATTTTGATAGACAATATGTCACCTGTATTGAGGGAAGAAATAAAAAGCCCTTTAAGTCCATTTAGGTACAAAGACGAATTAGAAAAAGCGTTAAATGAACGAATATACAAACAGCTTTTTATTTATGGCTCTTAGAAAGTTGGTGAAAGAATGATTAAAGAAGCATTGTTGGATATTTCAAAAGGATATGTCAAAGTTTTCTTTGATGGTAACCCAGTTGATAGTATATATAGTGTAGATGGCATTACAGACGATGAGTCTGGAATGAAAAAGATACAACTTACTTTTTTAGTGAAAGAAGTGCTTTTTAAAGAATAACCGAAGAGTTTGCCAATTTTGCAAAGGGGGATTACTATGAAACATCAAAAAGAATGGCACACTTGTGACAGGTGCGGAAAAGAGATAATGCCTAAGAGTTGGAAAGATTTTGAGAGGTTTATGAGGAATGAATGACATTATCGTGATTACGGACAGTGCAAAGATAGCAGACGCAGAGTTTAAATCACTACGGCAAAGGCTTACTGATAAAGGATTGCTAGTTAAAATCAATTCTATTGACTTAGTGCTGTGTACAAAGGACTTGATGATAATTTTTTGGAATGCAAATGGCGGTTGGTATAAGCCTATTATATCATCTGACATTATTGGCTATTCAAATTGCAGAATTGGAAAATTTACAGAGCTTCCGATTCTTGGACAAATTAAAATGTGGAGACGAATAGAAGACCTTATATATTGTCTTCCACGAGATGCAAAGGAAGTACCATATGGTGACATTGAAAACTTAAAAATTTTTGAGAGGCTTATGAAGAATGAATAACATTGACAATCCCTTATCTGAGTATCAACCGCCATCTAAAGAAGCAATGATAAATTTTGGCATAGACATTTCAAGAGAAGCAGCGGAAAAATATGGCATTAAAACATATATGATTCCAGCACGGTATGTAATTGATGATTATAATGCACTTTTGAATAGATTGCATCCGACTTGCTGTGATGCAATGCTGACATTCTAATAAAAATATTGCCGGCTACAGATTGGTTGTAGTCGCTACCCTAAAACAGTTATAGGCAGAGGTCTATAAGCACCTTTGCTGAAAAGTGGAGGTGCTTTTCTTGAATTCTGAATTGAATCAACTGATAGATGATTGCGAAAAATACATATCCCAAAATGGAATAGATGAAAATATCATAGAAATCTACTACAACGTGTGCCAGCTTGCCAAGAACGAGGGCGAAATTGACACAATGTTAAAATGTACGACTAGGGCAAAAGAACTCATAGAAAAGGCTTGTATGCGTGATATAGGGCTATCTATGTGGGAGATAGAGAAGCTTGTCTTTGACAATAAAAGTTCCTTTGATTTGCTTGATAAATACTATGATGTATTACTGCTTGAAGCCCAAAGCAAAATAGTAGATAGTGCATTTATGTATCTTGAAAAGAAAAGAGAACCTAAAGAGCGCTTCTATATGCCACGCCGCAAACAATTCTTAAGAATGGGGCTAATAGAAGCTTTGCAGGGTATGATTGATGATAAATACGATATATTGTGCGTATCATTGATACCTGGAGCAGGAAAGACAACTATCGAAAAGATGTTTAACGCTTTAGTAGCTGGCTGGTTTCCTAATGATTTTTGCCTTTTTTACTCCCATTCTGGCGACATTACACGAATGTACTATGATGGCGTATACGATATTGTTACAAATGCTGATGAATATGCGTGGAACGAAATCTTTCCTAATTTGACAGTTACAAGCACTAACGCAAAGTTAGAACAATTTAATATAGGCAAATATAAACCATTTCCAAGCGTACAATGCACATCTGTAGGAAGTAAAAATGCCGGTAAAGTTCGTGCGAGTAAATTTTTACTTGTAGATGATATGATAGGCGGCATTGAAGAAGCACTTAACCCTATGGTGCTTGATAAGCTGTGGGATAAATATGCGGTAGATGCTAGGCAAAGAAAAATCCAAGATACGGACGGACACAATTGTAAAGAAATACACATTGCTACGCGTTGGAGTGTGCATGATGTTATCGGAAGAATACAGAATATGTACGCAGGAAACAAAAGAGTTAAGACTATTGCCGTACCAGATGTAGACCCAGCGACAGGGGAAAGTAATTTTGATTATGAGTATGGCGGTTTTACGAAAGAGTTTTTTGCAGACCAACAATTACTCATGGACGAAATCTCTTACCGATGTTTGTATAAACAGGAGCCTATTGAACGTGAGGGATTACTATTCCCGGATGATAAAATCCGCAGATACCTTAATCTGCCACACGGAGAACCAGAAATTATCACAGCTCAATGTGATACAAAAGGTAAAGGTACGGATTATTTTGTACTACCGGTATTGCAAAAATATGGAGAAGATTATTACTGCATTGATTGCGTATGCGATAACACGGCAGATTATGAAGAACAATATAGAAATGCTGCAGGTGTGCTTGTAAATAATAAAGTGCAAGAGTGTGAGTTTGAGCGTAACGCCGGCGGCGACAGAGTGGCTATGGAAGTTAATAAGCGAGTTGAGAGTGTAGGTTGGATATGTAACATTACTGATACACCAACTGAAACAAATAAGGAAGCAAGGATATTCCAATGTTCCAACTGGATATTACAACATATTATTTTCAAAGACCAATCGCTCTATAAGCCTAATGAGCCATACGGAGTGATGATGTCACTATTAAAGCAATATTCAGTATCAGGTAAGAAACAACTAGACGATGTTCCAGATGTTTTCTCAAACTTTGCACTAAGAATGACACAAGGTAATAGAACAGCTAAAGTTGAAGCTGCTATAAATCCATTTAGGAGGTATTGACATTATGGTAACAAAGGAAGTTTTATCACAGTATTGCGACTTACAGGAAGAAGTAAAAGAAGTAAGACTAAAGATAGAACGACTTGAAAAAGATATAAGTAAAATTGAAGCTGGAGAAATGGTTATAGATTCTGTTAGCGGCGGCGATGGTGGTAAACAGCATTTCAAGATTGAAGGCATACCCTTTCCAGAGTACAGCAGAAAGAAAACGCTCCTTTATGCCAGAAAAGCCACATTGCAGTTGCTTGAAGATGATTTATTAGAGAAAACTAACGAGGTTGAGCAATTTATAGCAAACGTTGACGATAGCAGGATGAGAAGAATAATCAATCTTAGATTTTTAGAAAATAAGACTTGGATTCAGATAGCACATATCATAGGTGGCAACACAGAAAGCAGCGTAAAAATGGCTTTTCAAAGATTTATTGAAAAAAATTAAAAGATGTTACGATTGTGACGAAAAAATTATGTATTATTACAATGAGCAAAGCAAATTTCATAAACATGTATAATCCTTATCGAAAAGCATCGCCATTTAATTATGACGGTGCTTTTACTATGTAACGAGGTAACAATATGATTTTTTATACAAACAAAGACAAGTCAATTATGTGTCCGAACTGCCACAAGTTTTTGACTAAGGCAGACAGCAAAGACCCAAGAACACATAAGCTGGCGTGCAAACACTGCCATAAATGGATATGGTATGTGCCTAACGATGATGATAATTTTCAGATTAAAGAAATACCGGACAGCAGAAGTTCAAACGGTATGACATTTTATTAGGAGCAAGATATGAACACAATGTATTTTCAAGACCTTGTTAGAGGCTGTTATGGTAGAAAAATTGCATACACGAATGTAGATACAATAACTGCTAACAATGTTGTTAAGGTTATTGGAAGTACTATAGGCGTATTTAATTGGAATAAGCCAGTTATTAAGTATCTGTGGCATTACTACAAGGGCGACCAACCAATATTGTACAGGCATAAGCTAACCAATGAAGATATTACAAACAAAATTGTTGAAAATCACGCATATGAAATTGTTCAGTTTAAGGTAGGACAAACATATGGCGAGCCAATCCAGTTTATTAGCCGCAAAGATGATGAAGCTATCAATAAGGCGGTTGATATACTCAATGATTTTATGGCGGATGCCAATAAGCAGGAGAAAGACATTAAAGCTGGAGAGTGGCAGTCGGCAACAGGAACATCATTCAAAGCGGTTCAGCCTAAAAATGGAGATGTACCATTCAGAATTGTAGCACCTACGCCAATGAATACTTACGTTGTTTACAATGAAAGCACAGAAGAACCTGTGCTTGTTGTGCAAGAACTTAAAGACGAGGATGGAAACTGGTATAAAATGGCATTTTCCGACACTATGTCTTTTAGAATTGTTGACAGCAAAGTAGTTGAAAAGAAACTACATACATATGGTGAAATCCCTATTGTAGAGTTTCCTAATAACCACGAAAGAATATCCGATATTGAGCTTGTTATAGGTATGCTGGATGCTATTAATAATATGCAGTCTAACAGAATGGATAGTATACAGCAGTTTGTTGAGTACTGGGTTAAGTTTGTTAATTGTGAAGTTGACACAGAAACATTTGAAAAAATGAAAATGAACCACGCCCTTACAGTTAAATCTATCAACAAAGACAACAAGTCAGATGTTGAGATTATGACACAGGAGCTTAATCAGACACAATGTCAAGTTGCTAAGGAAGATTTATGGGATAACACATTATCCATATTAGCCATTCCAACAAAACAAAGTAACACCGGCGGAGATACGCAAGGGGCGGTTCAATTAAGAAACGGATGGGATTTCTCTAAGACAAGAGCAAAATTGAAAGACCCTGTTGTTAAATCGTGTGAAAAACGATTGGCAATAGTTGTTCTTAATATCCTAAGACTTGCAGGAGAAGATTTAAAGTTGTCGGTTAGAGATTTTGATGTACAGATAAATCATAGCCCACAAGACAATATGTACACCAAGGCGCAGACGTTGCTTTTACTTTTACAAGCTGGTATACATCCACTTATAGCCATTAAAACTGTAGGATTATGGGGAGATGCAGAAAAAACATTCCTTTTATCAAAATCATATCTTGATAATATATACAAGACTATTGATGATGCGGAAGAACAAGAAAAGAAAGCACAAGAGATAGTTAATCAACTTAATAATAATCAGCAAAATAAGGCAGTTATCGAATAATCGGTAGCTGCTTTTATTTTATACATTTTGCAGCTATGCGGTAAATAGCAGAAGACACAGCAGGAGCGACCTGCGGTAACAAAAGCGTGTGTTTAACGGAGGTAATTATGACAAGAGAAGATGTATTAAAACTTTTCCCAGAAGCAACAGATGAACAGATTACAAATCTTCTTAATCAGAACAATTCAGAAGTTGCTACGGAGAAAAACAAGGCAAAGCAGTACAAGGCTAAGGCTGACACAGCAGACGACTTACAGAAACAGCTTGATGAGATACAGGCTGGCAATCTGACGGAACTTGAAAAGGCAAATAAAGCCTTAGATACAGCTAATCAGCAGATAGCCGATTTACAGAAATCTAACGCTATCAGAGACCAGAGGGAAGCAGCTATGACTAATTTTAAGATTACTGCTGAACAGGCAAAGACAGTTGTTAAAGATGATGGAAGCCTTGATTACACCGAACTTGGCAAGATTATGTCCGAGAAAGAAACAGCTGCGGCACAGGCTAAGGAACAGGAGATTGCTAAACATCAGGATATTCCGGGCGGTGGCAGTAATAAAGGTGGTGCAGACAATAAGACAAACGCTGAAAAGATAGCAGAAAGTCTTATATCTAATGCACCTAAGAACAATGACGTTTTATCACATTACATTCAGTAATAACAGGAGGTAAGAAATGGCAAAGGAAATGAATATGCAGTATGAAAAGACTTCATACGCAGGAGATGTTCAGATTTTAAAGAGAGAGCCTAATGAAGCAATCCCACTGACACTTGATTTTGATGGCGTAACAACTACAAACGCACAGGGCAAGAAGATTGTCAAAGCAGGTACTCCAATCGGAGCAAATGGCAAGGCTGACAATACAGCCACAGTAGTAGGCATTTTAAGGTTTGATGTAACAGAGGACAGACCGCAGGGCGTACTGCTCAAGAAAGCATATCTTAACACAAAGGTAGCAGAAGCACACTCAGGCGTTACATATGACGCAACAGTTAAGACAGCTCTTCCAATGATTGTATTTGAATAATAACAGGAGGTAAATAGATGTTAATTAATGAAGTATTAGACAGTAAGTCTATTGCATTATCAGCAACAGAAAACGCTAGTAATCAGATACCTTATCTTGGTTTACAGTGGTTTCCAGAAAGAAAGAAACAGGGGCTTGATTTAAGCTGGATTAAGACACATAAAGGACTTCCAGTATCACTTGCACCATCCAACTTTGACACAATCCCAACAATTAGAGCTAGAGAGGGATTAGGCAAGGAAAAAACACAGATGGCATTTTTCCGTGAGGGAATGACAGTCGGTGAAGAGGAAATGCTTGAAATCGAGCGTATTCAATCAGCAGACGACCCTTACCTTGCAAGTGCTTTATCAAGCGTATATGACGATACCAATAATCTTGTAAGTGGCGCAGAGGTTGTTCCAGAGCGTATGAGAATGTCACTTCTTGCCACAAGTGCAGGTCATCCGGTAATTGCTATTGAAAGTGACGGTGTTCAGTATGCTTACGATTACGATAAGGATGGCTCATACGCAAAAGACCATTACGCAAAGTTATCTGGCACAAGTATGTGGAGCGATACAACCAATTCAAAGCCACTTACAGACCTTAACAATGCAAGAAAGAAGTTACAGAAGCAGGGCAAGATTGCTAGATATGTGCTTATGAACAGCAATACATTCCAATATTTGCTTGATAATGCACAGATAAGAAACTCAATCCTTGCACAGAACCTTACAGCAACTATTGAGGTTGACGATGATACTGTTATTTCAGTAGTGCAGAAGAGGACAAAGCTTACCATCGTGCTTTACGATAAGATGTACATTGATGATGATGGTAAGGAACAGTATTTCTATCCAGATAACAAGGTTACACTTCTTCCAGCTGGCAATCTTGGCAGCACTTGGTTCGGCACTACACCAGAAGAAAGAACTGCAAGACAGGTAGCTGATGTTGATGTAACAACATATGGCGTAGGTATTACAGTTGCTACAAAGACAGAGTACGGACCACCTATGAAGATGTCAACATTTGCTTCCGAGGTTGTACTTCCATCATATGAAAATATGGATAGCACATTCGTATATGAGGTTCATAGCGAAGAGTAGGAGGTGCAACTTATGATATATCCATATATAGTGATTCATAACGGAAAATGGTATAACGCAGGCGAAGAGGTTCCCGAAGAGGGGGCTTTTTTAGGTTATAGCAAGACAACCATTAACCGAATGCCTACATCTGATTTGCAGGCTTTTGCCGCAGAACAAGGTATAAGCAACGCAGAAGAACTTACAGGAGCAGAGTTAAAGAAGCTGTTAATTGAGAAATTAGGATTATAGGAGCTGAAATTATGGAATACACTACATTAGAGCAAGTTAAAATCAGACTTAAACAATTTCATATTGATACAGTCACAAACGATGATGATACAACATCTGATGTGGTAGTGTTCGATAGCAAAGAGGATAATCCAATAATCGAACAGCTTATTAAACAGGCTACAGAAGATGTAAAAGCAAGAAGAAATTACCCCGACAGCTACACGGACGAAATGATAACCGAGGACTTGAAGAAATTTGAGAGTGTTATTGTTAATCTGGCTGTCTATGACCATTCACAAGCGGGTGAAGCATTTATGGCAAGCTACAATGAGAATGGTGTCAACAGAACTTGGAGAGATAGAGACAGTTTATTTGTCGGGGTATTTCCATTTGCCAAAGTATTATAACGCCTATAGGGCATTACAGAATATTAAAGAAGATTGTGCGTTACCATTTTACTGATGTCGGCAATATGGTAGCAGGCGGTACACATTAAGGGTGGTGGGCAGTGTGCCATTATTAATTATGAAAGGCGGTATATCAATGCCAATAGCAGTAATTATAAGCATTATTTCAGTTGCTTTTTCCGTCTTTTTCGGACTGTTTACGTTGGGATTTAATCTTAAGAACAACAAAAAGTCTGACAATGCAGAACTTACAGAGCGTGTAAAAGAAAATACACGCATAAATATGAAACTTGACACAATATCAAGCAATACAACAGAGATAAAGAATGAAGTTACAGAAATGAGAAAAGAACTTAATTCTCACGATAACAGGATTATTAAGGTTGAGGAAAGTGTAAAGTCGGCACACCACCGAATAGACGGATTGGAAGCACGACTTAATGAAGATAAGGAGGTATAGCAGAATGGATATAACATCGGTAACAACAGTTGTAGCAATCGTTGTAATAACATATCTGATAGGCTTAGGAGCTAAGGCAATTCCACACATTAAGGATAATTACATTCCTATAATTGTAGGCGTTGCAGGCGGTATATTAGGCATTATAGGTATGTATGTAATACCTGACTTTCCGGCAAATGATATTCTTAATGCAATCGCAGTAGGAATTGTGTCCGGATTATCAAGCACAGGTGTTAATCAGATTTATAAGCAGGTAAAGAACAATGCTTGACATTAATAAGCAGGCTATGAAGTATTCACTTCAAGGACAGACAGTAATTATCTACGAAAGAGACGATGACGGCAATATCATTTATGAGGGATATACCGACACAGAGGGTAACTTCATTCCTTATCTTGATGATGAGGGAAATAAGATACCTAAAGTTCTTGAAGAGAAAACGGGCTTTTCAGAGCCGGTCGATTTCAAAGCCAACATATCATTCAGCGGCGGAGAAGCACAAAGCAAAGAATACGGCTTTGATACGGCTGATTTTGACGCTATTTTGCTGACAGATAGGGATACATTACCTATTCAAAAAGGCGACCTTATATGGCTTAATAGCAAGCCTACATACACATCTGACAGTCTTGTTGATGAAACATCAGCAGACTTCACGATTGTAGGCATTAAGCCAGCATTATATTCAACTAAGTATATGCTTAAAGCAGTTGTAAAGTAGGTGCATTATGGAGAACACAACAATTAATATTTTAGGAACAGAATATGCTATTGAACTAAGAACGCTTAACAATGAAGATGTTGACGGCTTTTGTGATAATACATCAAAGTTAATAGTAATTCGTTCTGATAACTATAATGAAGTAGGTAATTTTGTAGAATTGCAAAAGAAACAATTAAGACACGAAATAATACACGCCTTTCTATCTGAAAGCGGATTACAGTGTAATTGGCAACATATAGAACAATTTGGACACGATGAAACAACTATTGATTGGTTTGCAATTCAATCGCCTAAAATATTTAAAGTTTTTGCAGATTTAAAACTGCTTTAAGGTGGTGCATTATGGCAAGACATACAATTAATATATCCTTGTCTGAAAATTCCGTAAATGAAGCTATCAGACAGTTACAACAGTATAAGAACTGGCTTATCAAAAAAACTTCACAGCTTGTCAAAGAACTTGCAGAAGTTGGAATACCTGTCATTGATGAAAATATGGCAAAAGCTAGCTATACATATGATGAGAAAGGTGTTCGTAGCGGTTCAGATACAAGCCATCACAGTTATGTTGAAATGAAATCCGCAGGAGAATATGTTGAAGCAAAATTAATTGTAGAGGGCAAAGAACTTATGTTTATAGAGTTCGGAGCTGGCGTTTTTTACAATGGAGCAGCTGGAAGTAGTCCACACGACAAAGGTGTTGTTAATGGTATGGTTATAGGCTCATACGGCGAACATCACGGCATACAAAAAGTGTGGGGTTACTATGACGATGACGGAACCTTAGTTCTTACGCACGGCGTAGAAGCACAAATGCCTGTTTATAAGGCTGATATGGAAATCATACAGAAATATGTTGAGGTAGCAAGGAGAGTGTTTAGTTAATGGCAAATGCAAACGATTGGGCGATAGACCTTGAAAACACAGTCACAGCACTTGTCAAGGCTAAAACCCTAACACAGCTTAAAAAAACATACCCAAAGATAGTCATAACCAATGAGGGGGAAAACAGCGGTCAAGCAGTATTTCCGACAGTATACATTCATTTACTGCCAGCAGTTGAACAAGGACAAACACTTGATGGACAGACAATTAACGCATTGTTAGCGACATTTCAAGTGGATGTTACCACTAACACAAGCAAGTCCGATTGTCGTAAGGTTATGACAGTAATTACGGATACATTCAAGACAATGAGATTTCAAGGCAATGCAATGCCAGAGTTCTCAATCAGTAATAAAGTACATAAGAGTACCGCACGATTTAGGCGGTTAATCGGAGCAAATGACAGATTATTGTAACAAAGAGCAGAGATGCTCTTATTTTTTTGCGAATTTTTAGGAGGTAGACAATGGCAGATGCAGTAGCAGGATTAAGTACACTGGGCGTTACTTTCTCTTATGGAGTTGAAACAACAGCAGGTACAAAGCCAACATCATTCAAGTTACTTACAAGAATTAATTCTATTGACGAAATTACAGTAACACCAGAAGCAATAGATGCTTCGGCACTTGAAGATAAGCAGACAAGAAACATTGCAGGCAGAGATACAGTCACAGATACAGTTGCAGTAACAGTTAATAAGACAGACGCAACTATTGAAGAATGGAAAACTCTTATTACAGCATACAATGGATTAACAGGCGGTAAGAGAATGTGGTTTCAGGAGATTACTCCGGGCATAACAGACGCAGAGTTCTTTGTAGCACAACCACCATCAAAATTACCAATTACAAGTAAGGAGCAGAACGGACTTCTTACAATGGCTATCAACCTTATTATTGAGGATATGGTAGGAACAGATACAGCAGTAACCCCAACATCGGGGGAATAATGAGCTATTCGACTAAATCAAAAAAGGCTGTGTCGGATAGCGTAGAAAACGCCAAAACAGCCGACTACACATCATATCTTGATGATGTAACAGAATAATTAATTTAAAAGGCAGGTGCGGTGTAAAATCCGCACCTTTCCCTATATGGACGATAGGGTGGGAAAGGGTAAAAATTATGATGAATATTAATGTAAATGGAAAAGAATACAAAGTTGAGTTTAGCTTCGGTGCAGCAGAATGCAAGGAAATTGTGCAGAAAATGTTTTCTGTCGTTAATGGTTCTTACTTACTTGCACAGACAGATAAGAGTGTTGCACAGGCTTCCTTTGATGGATTGGCAAATATGACAGCAGATGTGCCAGAGATTTGCATTTTAGCCATTTATGCAGGCTGTATTGACAATAACCCAGTAACTATGGATGAAGCAAAGGAACTCACTAGAGCATATATTACAGAGAAGAGAAAGACAGATAAGAGTTACGGATATAGAACATTGTTTGAAGAAATCAAGAAAGCGATGGAAGATGATGGTTTTTTCGAGTTGAGCGGAATAACAGCGATGTTAGAGGAAATGGCGGACAATGTGGAAGAAGCAACACAGGAACAGAAGAAGCCGACAGTAGTACCACAAGACCACAAGAAAAAGCAGACTTCCACAAAATAATCTGGGAAGAATACTTTGTTTTAGCCAGTTCACTAGGCGTTAGTTATTCAGACTTTCTTAAAATGACACCTAAAAAGCTATGGGCGGTTGTAGAGGGTAAAAAACTTGAAAGACAACGAATGGATTCAGATATATGGCTTGCAATAGGTAGTTACATACTCCCGGCAATCAAGATAGGTGTTAGAAGTGGTGCTTGGGGTAAAGGCGAGCTTGAATACCCAGACAAGCCTATTTATAGAGATATTAACAAAAAAGAGAACGGTGAAGATGAAATACAAAGAAAGAGAGAAGAGTTTGTCTTGAATATGAAAATACGAAAAGCAAACTGGGATTTAACACACCCTAAAAATGATAAGCCGGAGGTATAAAGCGTGGAATTAGATTCGTTAGAAGTCAAAATTACCGGTACTGCCACTAAAGCTATCAATTCTGTTGACAAACTGATAAATCAGCTTACAAGGCTGTCAACATCACTTGCAACTGTGAATGGTTCATCACTAAGCGGTCTTGCAAATGGTGTTAGCCAGTTAGGTTCTGCTATGCAGAATATGAACGCAGGAACAGCAGATTTTACAAGGCTTGCTAAGAACATCGCAAAGATAGGTTCTGTTGATTCAGTTGCCATAACTAACACAGCTACATCACTTCAAGCTGTCACAAAGGCAGTTGCAAGCATATCAGCTATACCGCAGAACGCAACGCAGGTCACAGAATTTGCAAAGTCACTTGGTAAGCTAGGCAGTAAGAGTATTGAAAACGCCATTGTAAACATTCCAAAGCTAGGTAATGCTTTAAATGGCTTAATGACAACGCTATCAAGAGCACCAACAGTAAGTCAAAATGTCATTCAAATGACTAACGCATTGGCTAATCTTGCTAGTCAAGGTAGCAAGGTGGGTACTTCTTCAAACTCACTTCAAAAGTCACTGTATGGCGTTTCTACGAGCGTTAGGACAGCGACTAAGAGCAGTTGGAACTTGGCAAGTGCAATAGGCAAGTTTTATGCCACTTATTTTATGGTAATTCGTGGCAGTAAGAAGCTTATAGAAGCCATCAAGTCAACAACAGATTACATTGAAGCTTTCAACTATCAAGCGGTTGCGTTTGGCAAGATTGGTTCAGAGTGGGATAAAGATTACGAAAAGTACGGATATGATAACGCAACAGCATATGCAGAGAGCTTCCAAAGCAGAGTAAACGATACTCTCGGAAAGCTGTCTGGTTTAAAAGTTAATATTCAAGGTGGTTTGCTTGAAGAAAGTGGAGCAAAGAACTTAGGACTTAACATACAAGAAGTAACACAGTATGCTTCACAGTTAGCTTCTGTTACTAATTCGTTAGGACAGACAGGCGAAGCAACAACGGCTATAACAAAGTCAATGACAATGCTTGCGGGCGATATAAGCTCACTTTTCAATGTGGACTATTCAACAGTAGCACAGAACTTACAAAGCGGTTTAATCGGGCAATCAAGGGCATTGTACAAATATGGTATTGATATTACCAATGCTACATTAGCGACGTATGCCTATAACTTAGGCATTTCTAAGTCTGTATCAGAAATGACACAGATGGAAAAACAACAGTTAAGAGTGTTAGCGATATTAGACCAATCAAAAGTATCTTGGGGTGATTTAGCTAATAGACGGAAGAAAGTTAATGATATAGCTTATCTTCCAAGTGTTGCATAAGAATAGAAATATCTTATGGCAATCGGGCAAAATCGGCGAAGGCTAAAGTTTTCAACTATGCTAATACCGAGATAACTCAATAGATTACGAACAGGCTATTGAGTATCGTAACGAGTAGGAATTGAATAAATATAATATTCCCAAGAGTGTCCGACACTACTGCATATAGGGCAGTATGAGGTGAAAGTGGCTACCACCAAACCAAACGCAAAAACGTGGGTGATAATGTACTCTGAACTTATAGGAAACTATAAGAAGTATAGGATAAAGAGCCTATACGATAACAAATTTGACAATCAACTCCCCAAGTAATATGTTACGCCAGTTCGGTAACGATATGAAAGAGGTAGGAATGGTAGCAGGACAGCTATTTATCCCAATTCTTTCAAAGGTTATGCCAATAGTAAACGGAGTAGCTATTGCAATCAAAAGATTATTAGTTGGTCTTGCTTCTTTAATGGGCGTTAAGATTGACTTTGAAAGCTTTGGTCAAAGCGGCTATAAAGACACATCAGACGGCTTAGAAGATATTTCAGACGGCTACAAAGATGTAGCTGATTCAGCTAAGAAAGCTACATTATCTCTTATGGGATTTGATGAAATTAATAAATTGCAGGACGATACAAGCTCAAGCAAGGGTTCAAGTGGTGGTGGCGGTGGTAGCACTATTGATTTGACAGACGATATTGCTAAGGCGGCGGCAGAATATGAAGCGGCGTGGAATAAGGCGTTTGCCAATATGGAAAATTCGGCAGTTGCTTGGGCAGACAGAATAGAGAAAGCACTCGAGCCTGTTAAACAGATTTTTAAAGATTTTGCAGTTGGTGATTTCTTTAAGGCGGGGCAAGATACATCTAACCTAGTGGCAGGAATTTTTGATTGGTTTGCAAAAGCTATAGATGATGTTCCGTGGTTTAAAATCGGTCAGAAAATGGGCGATTTCCTTGCAGGTATTAATTGGACTAAGGTGTTTAAATCGGCGGCTAAAGTGCTTGTGCAAGGCTTAAAGGCAGCTATTGAATTATACTTAGGTATGCTATCTAAAGCGCCTATAGAAACACTTCTCATATCGCTTGTGGCAGTTCCTAAAGTACTTAAGGCAATAGGTGGTTCGAGTGTAGTAGCAAGCATAACTAAAACGTACAACAAGCTCAACTCCTTAAGTAAAGCAACAGAAGACGTAGTGTTAGCGACAAAACTATCTAAAATGGGATATGATGAAACAGCAGCTACACTTCTTTCTTTTCACCCTAAACTTGCAAAGGTCACAACAAGCTTTAAGGACTTTGGAAGCGTAGTTAAGGATAAAGGATTATTCACAGCTTTAAACGGCGGAATAACTGCTGTCAGAGATAATATGACACTATTCCAAAAAGCATTACTTGGCGGAGTATCAGCTTTTGGAGAATTTAAACTTATCGAGAGCGGTTTTACTGATATAGTTAGAGGAAGTGACAACCTTGTAGCTTCAATAGCTAAGATAGCGGGTGGTGCGGCTATCGGTGCGGCAGGATTATACACAGCTTTCGGACCGGCAGGATTGGCTATGGCGGCAGTTGTGGGAATTACAGGTGCAATCAAAGGCTTTATTAAAGTCCAAGAAGAAATACCAGATTACTTGTCTGGATATGAGAGCGTAAGAAAAGAAGTTAGCAAGACTACAAGCGAAATAGAAAAGTCTGTAGCTTCAATAGAGGAAACGTGGAAAAATAATTCCTCTGTTGATGAAATAGAAGCATTAAAGACAAAATATTTTGAATTAGCAGACCAAACTAACCTAACAACGGAACAGCAAGAATTACTTAAGGATATAGCAGGTAAACTTGTTGATAAAGTACCAGAATTATCGAAAGCTATAGATACTAACACAGGATATTATTCTGGAAATAGACAAGAAATAGAAAAGCTTATAGAAGATAAAGAAAAAGAATACAAATTAGAAGCTTTAAGAGAAGAATACATTGAATTAGCAAAAGAGGAATACAAAGCTAAGAAAAACTTAAGAGAAATGGAAGATGTACTTGCGGACAGCAAAGATAGACTTAACGAAAAGCAACAAGAATATAACGAACTCACTCACAATGGTGCATTATCTGTGTTAGAAATGACACCACAAGAGGCAGATGCGGTTGCAGGACTGCAAGTAGAAATAAGGCAACTTAATGGCGAAGTAAAAAAGAATCAGACAGAAGTTGATAACGCAAGAGGTGTAGCAGATAGAGCAACAAATGATATGCGTTATTGCTATGAAGCATTGGGAAATACTGCACAAGAAGTTGCGGAAAAGACGCGGCAAGAAGTTAGCAACACAGCTAACACGGCTAAGTCAGAATTTGAAACAGCTAAAAACGAGATTAACAGCAAGATAAATGCGATAGGTACGAACACAGAAAATATATTCTCACGTATGGGAAGCGTTGGTGCTAATGCAGGTTCATCATTAACAAGCAATTTTGCCAATAATATTAACGATATACCATATAGAGCTAGAGATGCCTTTAATGAAATTATCAGCAGAGTTAATGCAGGTGATATAGGTTATGATACTGGTACAGAACTTATGGATTCATTGGCAGATACCATTGATAATAATTCTTGGCGAATTCGCAGAGCTTTAAGTAACTCATTCGAAAGCAATTTTAGCGGTGAAATACTTGATAGTGAGGGAAATGTATCAAGAAGTGCATTTCAGATAAGAATACCTAGAGCATACGCAACAGGCGGTTTTCCAGAGGACGGACTTTTCTTTGCTAACCATAATGAAATGATTGGCAAATTCAGCAATGGTAAGACAGCAGTTGCAAACAACGACCAGATAACACAAGGCATTAAGCAAGCTGTTATTGAGGGTATGTCAGAGGTATTTGCTAATGCAAATGTAGGACAACAAAACGGAAGCATTGTTGTACAGATTGACGGGCAGGAAGTGTTCAGAACAACACAGAGATATGCCAATCAGTATACAGCTATGACAGGACAGCCGGCGTTTAACATTTAATTGAATAATTCAATCCATTGTGATATACTTTAAGCACTATAAAAGCACAGGGGTGTATTACAATGGATAAAAAAGATAACAAAAAGAAGCCACAGGAGATAGTGGTTGCAGTATTGGCAGGAATAGTATTTGTTACAGCGTTATTTATTATTAATAATATAACTGAAAGCGATAATAAAACAATAGCAAATACACAGCCTGCAACTACAACACAAAAAGCTACTGAAAAGACCACGGCGGCTACAATACAAAAGACAACACAAGATACATATGATAAGCTGACAAAATATAAGGCAGGCACTTACAAAGTAGGTAAAGATATTCCAAACGGCGATTACTATTTGCAATCATTAACAAGCAAAGGTTCGGCTTATTTTGGCGTATATGCAGACAGCAATAAAACCAAAATAAAGTTTAATGAAAATTTCAAAGGCAATATGTTGATAAGTGTAGAAGATGGAGAATATCTTGAACTAAACAAGTGCAATGCGATACCTCTTTTAGAATTCAGACAGTATTACACAACCAAAACTACTCTTGATAATTGTATGTTAGAGGTTGGAATTGACATAGAACCAGGAGAATATAAACTGATAGCCACATCATCAAGAGGATATTATTGTATCTATGATGATTTAAGGCAAAGCCACATTGTAAGCAATGATAACTTTGACAATCAGACGTATTGCACGGTTCAAAAAGGACAGTTTTTAATACTTAATAATTGCAAAATAGATAAATAAAAAACAGAACAAGTTGAATAGACCTGTTCTGATTAGCACATATGAGTACATATAAGTTGCTCACGTCAATAATAACAAATAAATAGCAAAATGACAAGGACATTTCACTTAATCGTGAGGTGTCCTTTTTGTGTGCTTAGAAAGTGGGGTTTTACTATGAATTTTATACAATACATAAAGCAAGCGTGGAAAGCTGGCACTAGCGGCGGCACTCCATTAAGTCCAGACAGACTTAACCATATGGAAGACGGAATTAAGAATAATAACGATATGATAAGTGAACTAAACAGCAATATAGCTAATAGTGACATTGAGGGAATATTTAATTACCTAGGTCTTGAATTAATCATATACCACAAATTGGGCATATGTTACCTGCATTCCAGCGGCAGATTAACTCAAGCATTTCCAAAAGAATGGACCACAATTGGTGAAATAAGCAATATAAATTACAAAGGTTATGGACACTTAGCCGCTAATACTAGTGGAAAAATAATAAAATTTGCATATATAAATGGAACTCTAAGTGCATATGCACCAAGTTCAACAAATGCGATTGAATATGTACAAGACAGTTGCGTACTTATCTGAATTAACTATTTACCAATTTTTAATTATTAAACTTTAGGGTAATCAGAAAAAAATAAATTATAAAGCTGTACACAATAAAATTTCCACATAGCCATTAAAGTATGTGTTACTACCTGCCCACCCACCAACTTGGCATATATGTCCATCTGATATACCAACCATTGTGTAAGTAATACCAGCATTTCTTCCTAAGTGTTGCCCACATATACCTATTGCTTTATAGCCGGTAGGTAGCGTGAATTCCTTTTCTATTAGGAACGGCTTGTTAGCTTCAATTACTGCATTATCGTAACTAACCTTGATTACTTTAAATAAATTATAAGAATTGCTGTTTAGCTTGCTTATCATATCGTTATTATTCTTAATTCCGTCTTCCATATGGTTAAGTCTGTCTGGGCTTATTGAAGTAAATATATAGAAAAGAGGCGATTGAATGATAAGTGCTGTAATTATCGAGGGAGTAACATTCCCAGTAGCATATAACGGCTACACATACAGCAGAAATAAGATATGGTCTAAGAACACAGGAAGAAATGACTATGGAGAAATGGTAGGCACAATCGTGGCTATTAAAGACAAAGTAGAACTGCAATTACCGCCATTAACAGGTGAACAGGCGTTGTTGCTTGACAATGTGGTTAGTGATGAAAATAACCCATTCCCAACAGCACAAGTCTTATTCTTAGGTGGCACACAAAAGGAAATGACAATATACACAGGAGATGTGACATATCCGTATCTCACAAGAGCAAAGAATGAGGACGGATTAATAGTCGGAGCAAAATTAAGCCTAATTCAGAAATAAGGAGATTAACTATGAAAATAACAGGAAATGAAGTTTTAGCACATTATGAAGCACTTGGAAGTGTAGCACAGCTTAAAATGGGTGGTAGATTAGCAGTTGCCATTATGTCTAACATTAAGGCATTAGAGCCACACTTTAAGGCAGTTGTAGAAACGATAGAAAAGATACGCAAAGAAAATAAGGGCGACAGCGATAAGATAAAATCAGAACTTGAAGAACTAGGAGAACAGGAAATAGAAGTATCTGAATACACAAAAGTTGATATAAGTGCATTTGATAGTTGTGAAGCCATTGAGCCAGCTAACATTATCGCACTTAGCTTTATGATTAACGATTAATCAGCAGAAAGGAGCAATCCAATAAATGAAAAATATTAATTGGGGTGCGGATTTCAATTTGCTGTATGCAAGATATTACAGCAAATATTTAGTTGACGGAAAAGAATACAATCAGACACTTAATGAGTTTAAATACAGCAACATAATCAATCCGAACAATAGCATTTCCATAGGTAACACTTGCAGTAGCGGTGTTACCTTTTCTATTTATATGCCAGCAATAAGCCTTGAAAATAAGGAGATTGCCATATTTGAGGGCGTTAAGGGTGATAGCGGAATTGAGTATGTACAGATAGGCATATTTACTGTAGCAAAAGAAGAAAGCAACGGCGAATACACTAAGTACACAGCTTATGACAAGATGTACAAAGCTGAAAAAGGTTATTTTTCAGCTTTGACTTATCCTAGTACGGATAAGGCTATTTTAGAGGAAATCTGTACAAAGTTAGGCATACAGTTAGCGACTAGCATAACAAACACACATACAATTACAGATAAGCCACGAGGCTATACAATGCGTGAAATGATAGGTTATATGGCTATGCTACAAGGTGGAAATGCGGCTATTAATTCTGACGGAAACCTTGAAATAAAGTGGTACAAAGATAGCGGTTATGTGCTTGACGGACATCAATACTATCAGCAAGGGGTTACTTTTACCACTAGCAAAGATTTTACGATAAGAAAGCTGACTTGTAACAACACAAAGTCTGGTGATAAGGAAACTAGCACAATCACTAGCGGCAGTGGTACAACAGGACTTAGCTTTGCTAATCCATTTATGACACAAGCTAACTTAAATGAGATTTATAACAAGATAGGCGGCTTTCAGTTTAGACCGCTTACAGTTAAGTTTGTCGGTGACTGGCGGCTTGAAGTAGGCGACATTATAACTGTTAATAAGGGCGGCGTTGATTACAAAGTACCTATAATGCAGATTACGCACGAATGTGACGGTGGTTTAATGGACACAGTTACATCTATCGGACAATCTGACACAGAAAACAGCAATATTGCTAGTGGTCCGATAACAAAGCAAATGGAACGATACTACGCTGATTTAGTCTTAATCAACAAGGCAGTTATTGAAAATGCTTATATGACTAATGCCAATATTGAGAATTTAAAGGCACATCAAGCATATATAGACCAACTAAAAGCCAATAAGATTGAAACTGTCACAGCAGATATTGTTAATTTGACGGCAAATAAAGCTACGATTAATGAAGCTAATATCGCTAAGTTGCAAGCAGATTATGCACAGATAGGTGTATTAAACGCAGACGTAGCAGACATTAAGACTTTAATGTTTGGTTCTGCGACAGGTAAAAGTTTAACAACAGAATTCGCTAATGCAGTTGTAAGTGTTATTGGCAATGCACAGATAAAATCTGCTATGATTGATAGTATAGCCGCAGATAAGATTACAAGTGGGAAGATTTATACAAACCTTGTTGAAATTCTAAGCGAAAGCGGAAATCTTGATATAGCTGACAATACGATACAGATAAAAGATGATAACAAGGTTGCAAGAGTTCAAATAGGTAAAGACGCTAATTCGGACTACAATATGTATGTCTGGGATAAAGCTGGCAATCTTATGTTTGATGCCTTAGGACTTACCGAAAAAGGCGTTACAAGAAAAGTTGTTCGTGATGATGTTGTTCAAGATGACGCTAATATTAATGCAAGTAAGCTGGATATCGAAACATTGTTTAATGTTATTAATAACGACAGCACACATACACTTAAGAGCAATAAAATTTATCTGGACAACGAGGGACAGACACTTAATGTCATTATGCAAGCTATAACAAGTGGTGCTGGCAAAGATTATACTCAATGGGGCGGTATGATGAAAGTTGCTAGTGATTTTATCACTAACAAGTTGTGGTGGACTGAAAATGTTGACAACGAAAGCATTAAGACTAAGTTTTCTACTGTTAATCAGAAACTAGATATCTACGAAATCACGTTATCCGACTTATACCAACAAACGAATGATAATTTTATGGTGTATACAGTTACAGAAACACCTAACAAAGATAATTACCCAGCTATTGATTGGTTCATACCTATTTATCCGTCAGATGATTTATTTCCAAGCGATAATCTTACTTGGACTTATAGCAATGATGAATACGCAAAATATCACGGGGCAATAGCATACAACGAAACAGCTCAAAAAACTTGGCGTTGGGTTAAAGATGATAAAGGTAATTGGGGTTGGAAAGAGGTATCTAACACACAATTAGCTTATATGCTTAATCAGAACGCTAGTCTTAAGATTAATCTTAATAGCATATCAACAGAATTAACACAGACAAAGAAAAATCTGACAGATAATTATAGTACAACAACTACTATGATTAACAAAATTACGCAGGAAATTAATGATAATGGTTCAAGTATTAGTTTGGCACTTAGTGGAACTTACGCTAAGTCAAGCGATTTAGAAAGTTATGCAACTAAAACAAGCCTTGATTTATATATCAAAAAAGACCCTAAAACAGGCGAGCTTAAGAGTGCTATCGAAGCTATTGCAGATACAATAAATATTACTGCAAGGGGTGGGCTTAATTTAAGTGGCAACAGGTTTACATTAAACAGCACGAACACCAGCATTACAGCAGACGGAACTATAACTTGTAGCAATCTGATTGCCAACGGCGGAAACGTTGGCGGCTGGAAAGTGTCTAAAGATTCAATAAGTACAATATTTAAGCAGAATAATGACTTATTCAGAATTGCATTACAAATACCTGGTGATATTACACCATATGTTTTTTCGGTTTTTCACGGAACTGAAGATGAGGGATACAGCAAAAGTCCTAATTTTTATATAAGTCAAACTGGTAAACTATATGCAACTAACGCACAAATTACAGGAAGCGGCTATTTTTCGTCTGGCACGATTGGAGGCTGGGACATCAGCAAGTCTTCTATCTATAAAGATTACGGCAAATATAGAACTTATATACAGGCACCCGCTGATTCCGAAGCTTGGGCATTCTCTTGCCAAGAAGAAAGAGATGGGGCATATTATGGTAATTGGTACGTTCGTGCGGATGGATATATGTATGCTGCTAAAGGTCAAATTGGCAATTTCTCAATTGATAATGGTATATTGTCGACATATCAAAATAATGGAATTAAAGGAATGTCGATAGACCAAAATTACATTAAATTCTATTCTTGGGTCGACGATTACGAAAATTATGTAGGTTCGATAACTACAACAAGATATTATACTAGCAATAATGAAGTAAGAAGAGCTTTAGTGCTAAATGCAGATTATGGAGATGTTGTCGGAATAAATTGTACCAAAGAGAAAACAGAAAATACGGAATACGAATTCGTTATAAGAATAAACAACGATTTAAACAAATCATTAGAGTTTTTTTCGCCCAATATTTCGATGAATGGCGGTTACCAAGACAATATTAAAAAACCAACGACACTTACAGTATATTGCTATAATCCAAATTCGGGAAAAGACACACAAAATGTCAGAATTACAAATACAGAGGACAGACACTACGAGAACTGCGAACTGTCAGTATATGGAAGTACATACATAGGATATGATTTGCGATGTTTCGGGTCAATTTATGGAACAATTGCTTCTGATTCAGACGAGAACGTAAAAAAAGACGTTCATTTATTGAATTCAGAAGACTCTTCTGAATTTATCTACAATTTAAAACCTTGCGAATTTAAAATGATTAACGGTACTTCTAATCGCTATCATCACGGATTTATTGCACAGCAGGTTAAAGAAACTATGAAAGATGACTGGGGATTATTTATCGATAAAAAGATTAATAATGATAACTACGAAACACAAGTCTCAGACGAAAACGGAAATACAACTAAAGAACTAACAGCAAGATACGCATTACGCTATGATGAATTAATAGCGGATATAGTTGCGACTGTACAATCGCAGAATATGCGTATTAAAAAATTGGAAAAGCAATTAAGCAATTAAGGACATCTTCGGGTGTCCTTTTTTAATGCGAATTAGGAGGTAAAACACAATGTTAGACATCAACTCATCAATTCAGAAGAACGGAACATTATCCGTTCAAAACTCAGATGGAGCACTTAAACAGGTAGCTTATCTGTCAGCTACAATCAGCGAAAGCGGCACAGTTAGTATGTCAGCTAGCTTCAATGATTTTGCGGCATACTTGGCGAATGATATAGCACTAGACAGCGAGCTTAAGAGCTTTCTTGATGGTGTTAAAAACACATACAAGGCAACATACAGCACAGAAGATAACACAGTTGGTTCAGATGTAACAGGAACAGTAGAAAGTGAGGTATTTTAATTATGATTAAATGTGGAGATTTTTCAGCGTGGAATGGTGTAGTTGACTGGAACAGAGTTAAGGCGGCAGGACTTACTCACGCTATTCTTAAGGTTATCAGACGTGATTTTGACCCAGATAAGCAGTTTGAAAACAATTGGAAAGGCTGTCAGTTAGCAGGTGTGCATATCTGCGGTGTATATAACTATGTATACACACCAACAGTAGAAGAAGCTATTGCGGCGGCTAACAGAGTGCTTGAAGTGCTTGACGGACGTAAAGTAACAGTTTGGATGGACGTTGAAGATACTTGTATGCGAAACTTAGGTTCAGAGCTTATCGACATTATCAAGGCTTACAAAGAGGTTATTGAGGGTGCGGGATATGACTTCGGTGTATATACTGGCTTATCATTCTATGGCAGTTATATCAAACCATACACAAACCCTAGCGACTTAGATTGTCCGTTCTGGATAGCACGTTACTACTTAGGCTATGATGAAATGCAACTCAATGATGAAACTGACGCAGATAAAACACCTAACATTGACCATTACCTTGCAGGTTGGCAGTACACATCAAGCGGCGTTGTTGACGGAGTGGACGGAGTTTGCGACTTGTCTGTATTCTATGGCTTTCATAATGAAGAAGATAACACAGAGGATAACAGCGAAGAAGATAACACAGAGGATAGCACAGATGAACACGTATATGCTACATATGCCGCTTATACAGACCGTTGGTGGGGTGAAGTAGAGGACAGAGAAGATTGGGCTGGTGCAGGCGACAATAAAGCTATCACAGCACTTATTATCAAGGTTAGCAGAGGTTCAGTTAAGTACAGAGTTCACTTAAAGGGCGGTGATTGGCTTCCTTATGTTACTGGCTTTAATTATGACGATTACGATAATGGCTATGCAGGTGACAAGAAGCACGAGATTGACGCAATAGAAATCATTTACTATACGCCAGAGGGTGAGCCTTGGAAGTATGCAAAGTATATGGTATCTGTATTCAATAACCGCAACTTCTATCCAGAACAGATAGACAATGAAACATCAAATGGAATGGACGGATATGCAGGCGTTATGGGTAATGCAATCGATAAGTTCCAGTTGTGCATTGAATAAGCTGCTTGATGTAATTTAGCGTACTTTGTGATATAATAAATTATAATTGCAAAGAAAGGACAGATAAAATGCTGAAAGATACAATAGTACAAAATAACTATATGGAGTTGATAGATACAGTTAATGTATCCGAACGAAACAAAGAAATTGTAAAAAAATACATAGCTGGAATTAAAATGAAAGCTCTAAGCGAAGAATATAATGTATCATACGAAAGAATTAGAGCAATAATCTATAATTATATATGGCATTGTTCTCACTATAAAAAACGCATAAATAAAAAGTAAACAATTTAATTTGTCGAAAATTGTCGAAATAACACGACCGAAAGTATTTGAAATATACTAACGATAAATGTATAATAAACTTGTCTTTGAGAAAAGACCCTTAAACATTTTCAAGTTCTGGCAGGCGATATTGTTTGATTGGCGTTGGCAATATCGCCGCTACACTTGACAAGATAGAACGTGTGTTCTATAATAATTACATCGTCACAATAGTAAAAGAGGGGAAGTGCGAATGTGAATAACAATGACTACAAAAAGGAAATTATTGAAATGGTAGAAAATACTAACGATAATGCAGTATTAGAGTATATCTATAAAATAATAGCAGATATAAAGAAAACTAGTGCAACATAATGTTGCACTAGTACACTTGAAAGAATAAAAGATTTTATCGCAATTTAATAAATCGTGAGTATTAATTAAAGTTCATCATAAGCAAGTAGCCCAAGTTTAGTAATAGTTACATCTTCAAGGGTTTGGGTGATGTAACCTTTATTACTAAGCTCTCTCATAAATGGCAACATTGAAATCATATCAATGCCAAGGCAACTAGCAATGTCGGCATAGTTAGTGTTGCCATTTTTATCTCTTTTCTCTACTATAGTCTTTAAAAAATCCTTCGATTCAATCATTTATTACGACTCTCCTTTAAATAAATTAATTAAGCCGAGGACATATTCTTGCTGTTCGTCACTTAACTCGAAAAATGTTTTTAATGAGTGTAATAATCTTTTGTCATTTCTAATTTTAATCCACAAATCAGCTTGTTCAGATAAAATAAGCTGTTCTTCTTCGCCAGTTCTTAAATATTCGGCTGATACGCCTAAATATTCGGCAATTTTTCCCAACCTATCATCTGGCAATGTACCTTTACGCAACTGACCTATATATCCGTTAGCAAAACCACATTCTAATTCTAATTTATGTATTGAAATCTTCCTTTGTTTGCATAGGTCTTTTACTCTTTCTACCGTGTTCATTTGTGTTTTCCTCCATTTTTTAGAGTTTCACCTAAAAAAGGTGTTGACAAATTAGAGAACACTCTATATAATAAGTTTAAAGGTTAGGGAAAAGCCTAAAAAATAAACTTAAAGGGAAGTGCTCTCAAAATATGTTTCTCGACAATTCATATATTAGAACTTTCTCTAAAGATTGTCAAGCTTTTCTCTAAATCTTTATTAAATAAAGAAAGGAGAAGTCTATGTTTTATCAAAATGTTGTCGCTTATTGCGAAGAAAATAATTTGTCAATACGCGCATTTGAAAAAAAATGCGGTCTTGGTAACGGAGTTGTAGGCAGGTGGAAAGATAATAATTCTTTACCAGCGTTAACTACAGTACAAAAAATCGCAGAAGCAACAAAAATCCCAGTTGAAAAATGGGTCAGATAAGAAAGGATACGTTTATGGAATTGCAGATTTTTAGTAATGAAGAGTTCGGAGAAGTCCGAATGACAGAAATTGACGGAAAACCATATTTCGTAGCAACAGATGTGGCAACCGCACTTGGATATATAAATCCACGAAAGGCTGTGAACGACCATTGCAAGGGAGTAACGAAACGTGACACCCCTACATCTAGTGGTGTTCAGCAGATGTCATACATAAATGAGGGTGATTTATACCGACTTATTATGAAATCAAAATTACCTAGTGCAGAGAAATTTGAAAGTTGGGTAATGGATGAGGTACTTCCGTCAATCAGAAAGACAGGAAGTTACAGCAAGCCTTTGACAACATCTGAACAGATTAGATTATTGGCACAGGGCAACACAGAACTCACAGAGAGAGTTGATAAGATTGAAGATAAGATAACCAGTATCGAAGAAGAAACTCCGCTTTACGGCTGTGAGATTGAAGAAGTGCAGAAACATGTTAGAAAGAAAGGGATTGAAGTACTTGGCGGAAAGGATAGCGAAGCTTATAAGAACGGCAGTATTCGCAGTTCGGTATATTCTGACATATATAAGCAGTTAAAGCGTGAGTTTGGCTGTGTGACAACATATAAGAGCATAAGAAGAAAGTACATTGATAATGTACACAAGTTTATAGATGATTATACGTTGCCTATGGCACTTGCTGAACAGGTAAAAGAAGCTAATGCACAGATAAGTATGAGCTTTTAAGGAAAGGAGTAAGGGTTGGAAAGATTGATAAAAGAATTAATCGCAGTTGAGAAAAAGAGAAATTCCTTGCTTGCGGAACTGAATAAGATTTTAAAGAAACTGGTAAGTAAGGAAAATGAGTGCAGTAGAGATAAGCACAGCGATTACGATGATAGATTTACTTTTTAGTAATATCACAATTTTTAAGATAAGGAGAAGTTTATGGAAGATATACAGGCAACACCACAATATAGCATATCAGTAGAGGGACTGATAGCAGAAAGAAACAATTTAGAAGTCTCTATTGCGGCATACAAGAAAGCTAAGAGAGACAGCAGGATAGCTGAATATTTATGGATTTTATCAGCAATATTATTTATTGCGCAAATGATATTTCAGCTTATTAATTAGAAAGGAGTTTTAGCAGATTGATATTTATTATTTCTGAAAAAGGCGAACAGATTAATGAGGTAGAAAAACTTGAAATCCTGGCACACATTGGCAGAAGAACAAGTTACCTCTTAGGAAGAAATAAACATTGTGAGCCATTAAGGAGCATAGTTACAAGAGATATTTTAGGGCAGTTAAAGCACGAATACGGGTGTGGTTTGAGTGAACTTAAAAAGAAGTACATAGCAGACACTCACGATTTTATCGACTGCTACGAACTGCCTACAATAATGAAAGAGAGATATAAGCTATGATACAGGGATTTATGCTAGGAACGATATTCGGGATGTTTTTAGAACTGGCTTGTATCGTTCTGACAATGGCAAGGGCAAAGAGAAAAGAAAGGATTGAACAATATGAAACAGGTAAACGAGAAAGTAATAACAGTACAGGATTGTATTGATATGTACGAGAAAAAAGGAATGTATACAATACTTGATGGCGGTAGAGTTGCTGGATTTGTAGAAAAGAGAGAGGGGAACTAAAGATGAAAGAAAGAAATAACAATATTACAGTTTTTGGGTTAGTTGCGGAAGAGCCAGTTTTCAATCACGAATCAAACGGAGAGGACTTTTATAAGACTTTTATAACAGTTAGAAGAACTAGCGGAGCTTTTGATGCGCTGCCAGTTGTTATATCTGACAGAATTATTGATATGAAAGAAATTAAAGTAGGCGATTGCGTGATGATTACAGGACAGGTAAGAAGTCATAACCTGCACATAGGAGAAAAAAGTAAGTTAGAGCTTTTTATCTTTACTGAAATTATAGAGGCATATGAAAACGAGGTAGAACCACCTTTTGATAATGATGTAGTTCTTAGAGGCTTTATTTGCAAAGAACCTATATACAGGCTAACGCCGCTTGGAAGAGAAATAACAGATGTTCTCATAGCCGTTAACAGAGCATATGGCAAGCCAGACTATATACCTTGCATAACTTGGGGCAGAACAGCTAAGTTCGTAGGTCACTTGCCAGTAGGGACACATATAGAAATGACAGGTAGGTTTCAGTCAAGACCTTATACAAAGAAGATAAGTGAAGAAGAATTTGAAAGCAGGGTAGCTTACGAGGTATCAGTAGGCAGAGTTGAGATTATAGAGGAAGAGGAGAATGCTGATGAATAGTGATATTACTGTTTCGGAATTAGCTAGTATGGCAGCAGATAATGAAAAGCGTTGTCAGGTATGGCATCCAGTTCAGGGTGTTATATTTGATGGCACGTTTGATGAACTTGACAGACAGCATTATCTTGCGGATAAGACAGTTGATAACTTCTCAATAGAAGATGATGTGTTCATTATGAATATATAAATAAGGAAAGGATATGTTTATGGAAAGAGCATTTTTAAAAAAGGTAGTGCTTGAAAACTTTATGTGTTATGCACACGCAGAGTTTGATTTTTATGCCATTACAAAGATTATGGCTAAGAATAGCAAGGGCAAGTCAACTATTGCCACAGCTTATCTGTGGTGCTTGTTCAATTGTGATTATGAGTTAAAGGATAATCCGGTTGTAAGACGAGAGGTTGACGGAAAGTCCGTTGATGATATGGATACAAGTGTTGAACTTACACTTGATGTTGACGGAAAAGAAGTAACTATGAAGAAAGTACAGAAGCGTACTTACAGTAAGGACGGCAGTCGTTATAAGGATGATAACAAGTATTTCATCAATGATGTGCCTAAGACATTAAAGGATTTCAATGCGTATCTTGATGTTGATATGAATGTATTTAAGATGTGCAGTAATGTGAACACATTTCTTAATCAGAAGCCGGCAGAAATGAGAGAATACTTATTCGGTCTTGTGGGAGATGTTACAGACCTTGATATAGCTTCACAGAAAGCCGAATTAGCCGAGTTAGTTCCTTTACTTAATAAGTATACAGTTGAAGAGTTATCCGCTATGAATAAGGCTGCCAAGACCAAGATTACAAAGGATTTGCCTATTCTTGACGGACAAATTAAGGAAAAGGAAAGGGATATACAGCTTAAACAGGCTATCGACGTTTCTGACCTTGAATTACAGAAGAACAGCCTGAAAGAACAGATTGCCGATTGCGTGGCAAAGCAGACCGATAATGACAAGCTGATGGCTGAATATGACAAGGCTAGTTCGGATATTCTTAACTTGAAGTTTGAACTTAGTGATATGAGCCGCAAAGCCAATGAGGACAATATTAAGGCCAGAAGAAATCTTGAATCACAGATTAGTAACCTTAATTATGTGATTGAGGATAGTAAGAAATCAATCAGTAATGCAGAAAATGTTGTTGACTTTGATAAAGACAAGATAGCTGAATATCAGAAAGTGCTTGATGGTAGCAGAGCCGAATGGAAAGCTGAAAAAGAACGTGTATTTGACGAGAATAGCCTTGTTTGCCCTTATTGCAAACAGGAATACCCAGAGGATAAAAAAGAGAAATTAAGGGCAGATTTTAAGGCACACAAAGAAGCTGAACTTAACAGAATTACTGATAAAGGTAACACGGCTAAGAAAATGCTTGATGAAGTAAAAGGATTGTTAGTTGAAGCTGAACAGGAATTGACCGACAGAAAGCAGGAGTTAGAAAAGCATTTAGTTGATTTAGCAGACCTTAAAAAGCAGTTATCAGAATTTCCACAGGAAATTGATGTATCAGCTACAGAAGAATACAAGGAACTTGAACAGCAGATAGTTGAAAAGGAACAGGCTATGCACAAAGCTAATGATATTTCGGCGGTTAAGGCAGAATTAAAGGCACAGGAAACAGCTTTAAGGCAGCAGTTAGCAGAATGTGAAAGCCAGATTGCAAAGTCTGATACGGCAGCAGACGAACAGCGACTTGAAGAATTAAAGCAGACAAGGATTGATAGCGAACAAAATAAAACTAATGCCGAGAAAATCATTGATTTACTTGATGAATTAGACAAAGCGAAGAACGAAGCCTTGACAGAAGCAGTAAATAGACATTTTGGGTTAGTTAAGTGGCAGTTGTTTGAATATGCTAAGAATGGCAATTACGAGAGTTGTTGTATACCTACTGTTGACGGAAAGAGTATTTTAACAACTATGTCTAACAAGGGTAACAGGATTTTAGGCAGAGTCGATATTTGCAGTTCAATTCAGAAGATTAGCGATATATCAGTGCCTATTATCTTAGATGATTCTGAAAGCCTTAGTACGGACAATCAGAAGAAAGTTGCTGAAATGGTAGATAGTCAGTTGATTATGCTGATTGTAAATGACAGTGAGAAATTAGAGATTGTGGAGGGATAATATGCAAGGCGAAGATGCTTATGTACTTACAGTAAGCAATAAAGAAGCAGAAGTTATCAAGCAGTTTGTATCAGCAATGGAGAGAGCTACTGTTACGATAGATAATGATGATGTATGGGAAATTATGGAAGCTACCGCATATAAAAGTACTTCCGCAAATGTAATAGGCATAAAAATTATATATGAAGAAAGTGAGAAAAGCTGATGGGCGTAAAAGGATATAAAGCATTTAACAAAGGAATGATATGCAGAGGTAAACAGTACGAAGAGAATACTACTTATGAAGAAAACGGAAATGAAATATGCGAAGCAGGTGTAATGCATTTCTGTGAAAATCCATTTGATGTGCTGAATTATTATCCACTTGTTGATGAAAATGGCGACATTTCAGATTTTGCAGGTGTTGAAGCTGTTGGAGATATTTATAAAAGAGAGGATAAAATAGCTACAAATAAGCTTCATATTGGTGCAAAACTTGGGCTTAAAGGGTTTATTAAGGCTTGCGTAGATTTTACTATTGAAAAAGTAAGAGTTGAGTCTGGTAAAGATAACGAAGCTGATAGTAGTGGAGATTACGCAAAGATAGGTTCAAGTGGATATTCCGCAAAGATAGGTTCAAGTGGATATTCCGCACAGATAGGTTCAAGTGGAGATTCCGCAAAGATAGGTTCAAGTGGATATTCCGCACAGATAGGTTCAAGTGGAGATTACGCAAAGATAGGTTCAAGTGGATATTCCGCAAAGATAGGTTCAAGTGGAGATTCCGCAAAGATAGGTTCAAGTGGATATTCCGCAAAGATAGGTTCAAGTGGATATTCCGCACAGATAGGTTCAAGTGGAGATTACGCAAAGATAGGTTCAAGTGGAGATTCCGCAAAGATAGGTTCAAGTGGATATTCCGCACAGATAGGTTCAAGTGGAGATTCCGCACAGATAGGTTCAAGTGGATATTCCGCACAGATAGGTTCAAGTGGAGATTACGCAAAGATAGGTTCAAGTGGATATTCCGCACAGATAGGTTCAAGTGGAGATTACGCAAAGATAACATCCAAGGGTAAAAATTCAGTTGTTATGGCAGCGGGCTATAATTCAATAGCAAAAGCAAAAATCGGTAGTTGGATAACGTTGGCTGAATGGATTAGAACCAATAAGACAGACGATAACGGTAACCATATATGGATTCCTAAGTGTGTAAAAACAGAATATGTAGACGGAGAACGTATCAAAGAAGATATATTCTATAAATTAGTTGATGGCGAATTTAAAGAAGTAGAAAGTGAGGATTAATTATGGCAGAGAATACGGCAGTTACGGAAAAGAAAGCGTTTACCACCTCTTTAAGTGAGTGGAGCAATACAATGACAGGGCTTATTATCAATGATTATAAGGCTGTTGGAATGGATATGGACGATTACGCAAAAGAGTGTGCTATGGAAGCTATGACAAGCATTTTTAACCTTGTTAAGAGCAATCCTAAGGTTAATATGGCTAGCCTTGATACAAGCAATTTGAGAGGCATTGTTAAGCGTTGCGCAAGCCTTAAACTTAATGCAAGCGCATATCCGAGAGAATGTTATTTTCAGTTGAGAAATGTGGACATCGGAAAAGATGCCGACGGAAAAGAAATTTGGCAGCAGCAGGTCGAAATGGGAATTGAAGGCAGTGGTTATGATTCCCTACTTGCTAACTACGGAAAAGATGTTAAACAAGTATATCCGTATTGGGTAATTAAAGAGGGTGACAAGTACATACCGCCTAAACATAAAGGACTTACAGTTACAGAGCCGGAGTGGGAAGAAAACGGATTATCTGATAAGGCGGTAAGAGTTGTATATCCTGTTAAGCTGTTAGACGGAACAGTAACATATCTTTCTGCTGATAGAGACAGCGTTAAGGTAAACCTCTTATCTCACGTAAAGCAGAATATGTTGAATGCTACATTTGGAATTATTACAGGTACTAAAAAACAGTATGGGAAAGAAGTTGCAAGAACTAGATATGATGCAACACCGGAAGAAAAGGCAAAAATCAAAGAGAAAAAGGAAGAAGTTCTCAATGCCTTAAGAGCGTGCAAGACAGTAGATGAAATGCTCGAATGTGAGCTTGCAAGACCTTTTATAAGCGGTGCTTGGCTTGATACCCCAGAGAGTATGATACAGAGAAAAATGTGTAACAATGCAACAAGGAAATACCCTAAGAATTATGACCCGATGGCAAGACAGGCGCAAGTTGAAATGGACGAGGTATATCAAGTTGCACAGGCTGAAATTGCTGAAAATGCTAATACTGTTGAGTTTATAGAAGATAAGGCAGATGTAGTTGACGACACAGCCGCAGAAGCAACCGAAGAACAGGCAGAAGATAGCACATTACCGCCATTTATGCAGGCAGAATAGGAGATTGAGTATGAGAATAATTTCGCAGGACGGAGCATTAGATGTTCCATATAATGATTATCAATTATTTGTTATTGGTGCTAAATATGATGCAAAAGTAGCACGTATATATTGCCAAAACTCATACGCACCAAGTGTAAAAATTGCTGAATACTCAACCAACGCAAAGGCACTTAAGGCTATGGAAATGCTTAGAAAAGTGTATGAAAATAATGTGTTTTATCATTGCACAGCCAGTTCAAAGCGTTTTGAAGAAGTACAGAGTATTTTGAGTGAGGAACAATTTCAGAAAGCTACAACAGAGTACTTTCAGTTCCCACAGGATGATGAAATCGAGGTGTAAATATGAAACAAAATCCAATAATACGTGCGTGCGAATTGTGTGGAAAACCACAGCAAAAAGATGAATCACGTTCTAATAAAAATTGGAATGTTTATGACGCAAAAGCTGTTTGTGAGTGCGGTGGAAAATTCAAAATAATGCTAAGAGAAGATGCGGAGAAATTAAGGAATGAAACTTAAATGTATTGCAACAGGAAGTGCAGGAAATTGCTATCTGCTAACTTCCAATAGTGGAGAAACACTTATCCTTGATTGTGGAATACCGATTAAGGAGATTAAAAAAGGCTTAGATTGGAACATTAAAGATGTTGTGGGTGTGTTATGCACCCATAAACACCTTGACCACAGCAAGTCAGTAAAAGATTTTAAGGCTATGGGAATACCGATTTATGCACCATATTTATGCAATAGCTGTAAATCAATGAATATGGGCGAATTTACAGTAAAGCCTTTTGATTTAACAACGATAGACGGAAGCTGGACACATACCAATGCAGATGGAACACCTTGCCCGATATTCGGCTTTCTGATTACTCACCCAGAAATGGGGAGAATGCTTTACATTACTGACACAGAGTTAATTAAGTGGAGGTTTAGAGGCATAAACTACATTCTCTTAGGTGTGAATTATGACAAGGATTTAATCGACAGGGATAACACAGGCAAAACTAATCACGTTTTCAGAGGTCACTTATCCATTGACACAGCTTGTGATTTTGTCAAAGCGAATTATTCAGACAGCTTGCAAAACGTTATAATGTGCCATTTATCAAGTGAAAACGCTGATAGCGATAGTTTTATCGAGAAGATGAAAAAAGTTGCCGGAAACGCAAATGTAGATGTTGCGGCAGCAGGGAAAAGTTGGGATTTGAAAAATCCTAGTGAGTGTCCGTTTTAGAAAGGAGAACTGAAATGAAGAAATCTGAACCAAAAATGATTTTAAATATATCTCTCAATAGTGAGGAAATTGAAGAAAAGGTCAAGATTGCTATGGACGAATATGCAGAGAAAGTTATTTATAAAAATCTTGATGAAGAAATTACAAAAATCGTTGACAGAAGAATTGAAAAACTTACGTCTGCTTCAAGCTGGAGTAGTGACAGGAAAATACAGGGTGTTTCTTTTGAGCAGTTTGTGAAAGAAAGGACCGAAAAAACTATCGGCGATTTTGTAGAAAAGAATATCAAAGAAATCCTTGCCAAGAGATTTGCTGAAATTATGACAGATAGGAGTTTTGATAATGATTAAAGGCAGAAAGGAGCAGAAATGGAGAGATTGACAGAAAGCAATCCATCGTGGATAGATGATGAATTATGGGAAAGGGCTTGCGAGCCAGACTGTGAAGAAATAGATGCAGTATATCGAAAGCTAAAAGAATATGAGGACTTAGAGGAACAGGGCAGACTTGTTAAATTACCTTGCAAGGTGGGAGATACAGTATGGGATAATGACTGTGGCAGACCTTGTGCATATACAATAACAGCCTTTTCATTTGGTGAATGCGAAGAATACATTTGTGAACCTGTTACAACAAAAGAAGTCGTATTCTATTATGCAAACTCGAGTGGAAGTATCACAGGAAGTTTTGCAGAAAGTGAAATCGGCAAGTCGGTATTCTTGAACAAATCCGAAGCGGAAGCAAAACTGAAAGAATTGAGAGGTGGAGAAGATGAAAGTAGTAACAGTTAGTGATTTGATAAAAATTCTTGATACAAAAGAAAATAGATATGGTGCTACAGGAAAACCAAGAATGTTAAATTTATCTTTAAATGGAATTTTTGCTGGCAGTATTGAATTTGTAAAACTAGATGGTTATGGAGATGGGCTTATTACGGACGTGACGATGGAGATTACTTCATCTAAATTTACAACAACCAATGCCGACAGGATAAGGAATATGTCGGATGAAGAGTTGGCAGAATTTCTTGTCGGATTTAAAAACGCATTCGGGGAGGAATACGAAGGAGAAGCTAGTTGTATGGATTGGCTTCAATCAGAAGCGGAATAGGAGAGAATATGAAGTATATAAGTAATGCAAAATATGGAGAGCCAGTTGAAACAGGAACTATCTACAGAGGCGACAATAAAAGATTAGGTATATGTGTTCATACACTATGTGGTTGTGGAGAAACACTATATATGAATTGTCAGACACTAGGTATTGTGGATAGAAAATTAAACAGTACATCTATAATGAGTGCGATAAGCGAAGCTCAATTATTGGTGAAACGGGAGCTTGATTTACTTAGCAAGGAACTTAATTCTATATTGAACAGTGAGATAGAAATATCAAGGTATTAGAAAGTGAGGAAATTTAGATGAATCGTGTGATTTTATGTGGCAGACTGACTAGAGAGCCGGAGATTAGATATTCACAGACAGTAAACGGAAGTATGGCGGTAGCAAGGTACACATTAGCCGTTGACAGAGCTTTTAAGAAAGAGGGCGAGGCAGCAGACTTTATTAACTGTATCGCATTTGGCAAGAACGGAGAGTTTGCAGAGAAGTATTTGCACCAGGGAACTAAGATTATCGTTGAGGGCAGATGGCAGACAGGCAACTATACCAACAAAGACGGACAGAAAGTCTACACCAATGATTGCGTTGTTGAAAGACACGAATTTTGCGAAAGTCGTGCTAATCAGCAGAATAATAATAACAATGGAATTATGGGCGGCAATGCTAATTCAGACAGCTTTATGTCAATTCCGGATGGCGTAGCTGACGAGGGATTACCATTTAATTAAAGAGGTATGAGTATGAAAGAGAATGAAGCAATAGAAAAGCTGAAAAATATGCGATTATATATGCAGATTACGGACAAGAACAACGATTGCAAGTTTACAGAAGATGATTACAAGGCTAATGAAACGGCAATACAGGCACTTGAAAAGCAGATACCGAAGAAACCTATATTTAACCATAACCTTAGTGATACTCTTTCTGTATTCCATTGCGAATGTGGAAACGCAATCAAAGTCAGCCACGATATAGGAATAATGAATAACAACAATGCACCGAATTACTGTAGCAAGTGTGGTTGTAGATTAGATTGGAGTGACGAAGAATGAGATTGATTGACGCAGATAAACTAATTGAGGATATTCACAAAAGAAATTATATCAATAAGGCTTTATCTGAAATATTTGAAACTATCATTGATGAGCAACCAACGGCTTTTAGTATGGGAGCTAAACCTATTGATGATTTTGTGAATCCTTTTGAAGTAAAGGCAGGTGGCAATTCTTGAGTTATCAGAACATAGCGAGAGCCAAGGCAATAGAGCAGGAAAATAAAAAGCGACTGCTGAAGCTGAATCCAAAACTGAATGATAAAAGTGGAATATATTTTCTACTCCGAGAAGATGAAAACGGATTTAAGTACGCTTATATCGGACAGGCAGTACATACACTTAGCAGATTGGCAAGCCACCTTGTAGGCTATGAACAGCACATAGACCTTAGTTTACGCAAACACAAGCTGTACGACAAAGAGAAAAATCCTTATGGCTGGCGAGTTGAATTTCTGAATTTCCCCGAAAGTCAGCTTGACGAAAAGGAGAAGTATTACATCAAGCTATATGCCGATAAGGGTTATCAGCTTAGAAATGTCAGTTTAGGCGGTCAAGGAGAAAATCGTGCTAGTGGCTCTATAGGCGAGAGAAAAGCACCTAAAAGCTATATGCAGGGCATACATCAAGGAAAAAAGGTGTTAGCGAGGGAATTATCATCTATCGCAGAAAAACACCTTATAATCCGATTGAAGCCCGAAAAAGAGCATAATAAGGTGTCGCAGAAACAGTTTGAGAAGTTTAATCAGTTATTGGATGAAAACACATACAGGAACGAGGTGTAAATAATGATAGTTACAATTCATAACAGAAAATATAATGATAAAATTGCATTTGAGATTAATGAATTAAACGAGGAAACAAGGCAAGACATCCTTGATTCTGTTCATTCGAGAGGTTGGAAAGATGATGATTGTTGGAGTGAGGTTGATGATTAGTAAGTATTAGAAGTTTATGGATTTATTGAAAGTGGGTGAAAGTGAATGACAAAAGCGGAAGAATATTTAAACAAGGCGAAAGAAAAATACGCAGAGGGAGAGAGATGCAGAAAGCTTGCCGATAGCCATTTTGAAAGTTATAGGGAATATATGCTTGAATACAGGACAGAAAGTGTAAATAGAGTTTTGGATTTTATTCGTGATGAATACAGAGCCGGCAGAATTTGCGACCTTGAAGCGCTATTGTGTCACTGCCAAAACAAGCTGAATGGCAACATTGACGGAACGGAATTAACGCTAGACAAAGGCAAACCTTTTGAGATATTGAAAGTAGGCGATTCAGAATGAGTAACAATGCGAATATAGTAATATCACAGGCTTTAATGATGAGAATTAAAGATTATGCAGAAAGAGCATTGGATAGAAAAGATGTAACAGTTGATATAGCTATGAGTGAAATACGCTATACGGTTGATGCTTATGACGAGTATTTTCAGACAGGCAGAAAACCACAGTAACTAACTAAAAATCAAAGAAAGGAATAGGTTGTGCGCACATAAAACCGAGGTTTCCTTTTGGTAGATTTAGAATGAAAGAAAAAGTAAAAATTTTTAATGATGATTTTTTAAATGTTGTTAAAAATATAGCTGATGAAAGCATTGATTTAATTGTTACCGACCCACCATACCCAACAACATCTAGGGGAAATGCAGGAAACAGTGGTGGAATGTTTCAAAAGAAGATAAATAAACAAGGAAAAGTTTTTAATTATAACAATATAGATTGCGATATGTATGCATCTGAATTTTACCGTATATTAAAAAATGGTAGCCATTGTTATGTTATGACTAATCATATTAATCTTATAAAAATGCTTAACAGTTTTACGAATTTAAGAACAGAGGACGAAAAAAAGAATGGTATTAAGCAATACGGATTTCATTTTATTAAGTCTTTAATTTGGAACAAGGGAAATAAAATTATGGGGCAATTTTATATGTCGCAATTTGAATATATCCTCTTTTTTAGAAAAGGGAAAGGGGTAAAAATAAATAATTGTGGCACAAGCGATATATTGTCGATTCCCAATATAAAAAGAAAAGATGCAAATGGTAAAAATCTCCACGATACCGAAAAGCCAGTAGAGCTGATGAAAATATTAATTGAGAATTCATCATTAGAAAATCAGATTGTTTTAGACCCTTTTATGGGGATAGGTTCTACCGGAATTGCTTGTTTACAAGCAAATAGAAAATTCATAGGAATTGAGATTGATGAAAAGTATTTTAATATAGCAAAGAATGAAATGCTTGTATTTGAAAAGGACAGTCAAATGAATATAAGTGATTTTATAAATGGTGGTGAGAGCAAATGTTAGATTTTGGATATTACAACATGGATTGTATGCAAGGAATGAAAGAATTTCCCGACAAATATTTTGACCTTGCGATTATTGATGTGCCTTATGGTATTGGAGAAAACGGAGATAAAAACCATACAAGAAGTAAATTAGCGAAAGCAAAAGACTATAAAGCATTTTATGGAAACGATTTAAAACCACCAGATAAAGAATATTTTGACGAACTTTTCAGAGTTTCAAAAAATCAGATTATATGGGGTGCTAACCATTTTATAAGTAAAATTCCATACGATAGTAGTTGTTGGATTGTTTGGGACAAGGATAATACAGGAGATTTTGCAGATTGTGAACTTGCGTGGACTTCATTTGATTCTGCAGTAAGAAAATTCAAGTATCGTTGGAATGGTATGTTGCAGGAAAATATGAAAAATAAAGAAATTCGCATACACCCTACGCAGAAACCCATCGCACTTTACGAATGGATTTTAAGCCAATACACAAAAGATGGAGATATTATTCTTGACACTCATGTAGGCAGTGCGAGTAGCTTGATAGCTTGCTATAACACTAACCATAAATTTGTCGGGTTTGAGCTTGACGAATACTATTACAAGGTGTCAAAACAGAGGTTAGATACCGAAATGGCACAAATGAGATTAAGTGATTTTATGGGAGATACAGTATGAAAGACGAAACAAAGCAGGAAATACAGATTCTACTTGACCTACTCAAAGGCAGTCTTGCAAGAAATGGTGTAAGTATGGCAACGGACAATAGTGGCAACTTGATGTTCTTTGATACGTCTGCCTATGTTAGAAGTAAAGGCAAGGAATTTGACGGATTCAGAGTTAATATTAACGATTTAGTAAAGTAACAATGTGACAGAACTTGAAGAGGTAATTATGGCAGGCAATTTTATTAAAATTGACAGAAAGATTTTAAAGTGGGAATGGTGGAGTGATATTAATACATTCAGACTTTTTATGTATATGTTGATAAGTGCCTATTGGAAAGACGGAAATTATAAAGGCAAGATAATTGAAAGAGGGTCTTTCCCCTCTTCAATATCTGAATTATCAAAAGAAACTAATTTATCTGTAATGGAAATTCGTACCTCACTAAAACACTTGCAATTAACAGGCGAAATAACAAGCAAAGCAACAAACAAATTCACGATATTTACTGTGGTTAACTACAATTTGTATCAAACGGATAACAAGCAAGATAACAAACAAATAACAAGTAACTTAACAAACAATCAACAAACAGATAACATTCTATTAACAAACTCTATATTAAAAGAAAGTAAGAATGAAAGAACAGAAGAAATTAAAGAAGATAAGAATATAGAAAAAGATATTACTAACGTAATATCCAAAAAGAAAAGTTATTATCCAGATGATGAATTACTTGATGAAGCATTTAACGAGTATGTGACAATGCGTAAGAGAATTAAAAAACCTATATGCACCGACAAGGCATTACATAGGGCTATGAATACTCTCGAAAAGCTGTCTGGCGGAGATAATGACTTAGCGATTAAAATTCTTAATCAGTCAGTAGACCATTGCTGGCAAGGACTGTTTGCGCTAAAAGAAGATAATTCTAATAAGCAGGGCAATCAGAATTTCGGCAAGGGTGCTATTGACTGGGATAATGTGTAAAAAAAGGAGCGGTAAGAATGAGCAGATTAGATGATACACTTAATGGAATTAATTTCAGATACGATTATCCGCACAACGGAAGGGTTGAATCACTTTTAAGAACAATAGCAATTAATAGTGCTATTATATGCGACAAATTAGATACTATTTCTAATCAACTGAAAGGAGATGGCAATGACAAGAGAAGAAACAGTTAAAATCATCCGCATTATGTGTGATTGCTACCCTAACTACAAGCCTAACAACTTATCCGAAACAGTAGATGTGTGGAATATGATGCTGAATAATTACAGTTATGAACAAGTGTCAGTTGCACTTAAAGCATACATCAACTCTGATATAAGCGGATTTGCTCCAAGTATAGGACAGTTGATAGGTAAAATACAGACTATATCACAACCGCAGGAACTTGACGGAATGGCAGCTTGGGGATTGGTTAGTAAAGCATTACGGAATGGCACATATGGGGCGGTTGAAGAATTTAACAAGCTACCGCCACTTGTAAAACAGGCGGTTGGTATGCCAGACAACCTTAAAAACTGGGCGACATCAGATTATCAGACGATAGAAACAGTAATACAATCAAATTTTCTGAGAACCTATGAAACAGTTGTTAAGCGTGTGAATGAAATAAATCGTATGCCGGATAACATTAAGTCACTTATCAAAAAGGCGAATGCAAATTCGTATAAGGCTCAAATCGAGCAAAAATTCCAAAGAGATATAAATACACTTAATGACAAAAATAGCAACCTTATCGCTCAAAAAGAAGATTCAGAGAGCTATATTGAAGCACCTAGAGAGGTACAAGATAGAATTGACAGAATGAGAGGTTGATTTTCAATGGAGACAACGCCAATTAGTCCGCAGAAGAAATTATATAATTACCGCCGAGAGAATGGATTGTGCCCTAAATGCGGCAAGCCGCTTGATAGAAAAGGCTTTTATTGTGAAGAATGTAGGGAGAAGCAAACGGCTTACAGTAGAGAAACTAGAGAACTTTGCAGGCAGTTTAAAATTTGCCCGGAATGTCGCAAAAATAAACTTGTGGGTGATGAAAAGATATGTCCGGAATGTTTGGCTAACAAAGCTGAATATAGAGCTAATCACCCATTAAGTGATGATAAGCGAAGAAAAAACAATGAAGCATTTAAACAGTATTCGAAAAACTTATACGCTGAACGTAGAAAAGCTGGCACATGTGTTAGATGTGGAAAGGCTAAAGCTGTTAAGGGTAAAGCGAAGTGTTTTATATGCCAGAGTAAAGATAATGCTATCCACAGAAAAAGAACTGAAAATAGGCAAAATATAAAAGAATATCGCAAAGAAAATCACTTGTGCTATCGTTGTGGAGAACCTATTGACAGACCGCAAGGACAGTTGTGTCAGAAATGCTGGCAGACAGACTATGAAAGGGGTAAAAGCCTTAAGAATGATAATAGCAAGCATTTATGGCGGTATGATAATCAATTTTTAAGAAAGCGGTGAACAAATGGAAGAAGAGAAAGATGAAATTATGCAAAGAATACAAGAATTAGAGTACTCAATGCATATCCACACTTTAATTCTGAAAGAAATGCAAAAAGTTTTAGAAGAAAATGTTCAAAACCAAGTTTCAGTACAAAAAATAATAAAGAAAATTGTCAAAATACTTGATAAATAAGGAGTATGTATGAGTAAGTCAAAACAGAAAAAGTTTAAGGAGCAAATGTTACGTGTTCAGATGAATAGGATTAGTAATGAACACCAAAAGAAAAATTTTGAATCAGCATTGATATTAATTATGTGGGTACTACATGATAAGTTCGGTTTCGGACAGCAGAGATTAACAAAAGTACAGAGAGAACTTAAAGTACTTATAGATAACTATAATGACGGATTATTCACAGCGGAAGAGCTTGTTAATCAGTTATACGAAGAAACAGGAATAGAACATATTAAGTTTAAATAAGGAGATAGGCTTATGAAGTTTTCGGGACTGACTAAGCCGGAGCTTGATGAAATAATTGAAAATGCCAATTTTACAGAAGAAGAATTGAGAATATTCAAGTTACTATCACAAGGCAGAAGCATTACAGAAATTGCTATGCGGCTGTCCGTGTGTGATAGAACAGTCAATCGCAAGATAAACAAAATTAAAAAGAAAATAAGTAAGTTGGAGGTTATAAATGATTAGGGTTACTCAAAATGGCGAAGACGTAAAAACAGAAAACATAACTCTTTCAGACAGCTTACTAAAGATAATTGCAGAGATAATTGACAACAAGTAAATATGTGTTACAATGTGCCGTAGAACGTGATAAATGCGGCACATTTATTTATATTATAAGGAGATAAAATATATGGAATGTGTTGCTTATATGAGAGTATCTACTGAAAAACAGGCTGTTGAGGGCAATGGACTTGATAGCCAAAAAAGAGACATTGAAAATTATTGTAGGAAAAATGAGCTTGTAATAACAGATTGGTATATTGACGATGGTTACACAGGTACAAATATGGATAGACCGGAACTTCAAAGGCTTGTGAATGATTGTAGTCGTAAGAGAGTACGCTGTGTTGTAGCTTTTAAACTTGACAGATTATCAAGAAATATGATTGACGGAATATATCTAATTGAAAAAGTATTTCAAAAATATAATGTTGCGTTTAAATGTGTACACGATAGTGTAAATTATGATAGCCCTATGGAACAGGCTTATACGCAGATGATGGCTGTATTTGCACAGCTTGATAAGAACACCATGTTATTAAGAATGCGTGGCGGTATGCTTGAAAGAATTAAGCAGGGTTACTGGATGGGTGGTGGCAATTTGCCTTATTGTTATTCCTACAGTAAGGAACAAGGCATATTAATACCTATCCCGGAACGTGCAGAACAGGCAAGAAAAGGTCTTGAATTGTTCATATCTGGCTATTCAGATGCGAAAATTAAAGAAATTTGCGGCTTTAAGTCTGAACTTGTTACTAGAAGCATTTTGACCGGCGTTGTAAATATCGGAATGATACCATACAAAGGTAAAATATATCAAGGAAAACACGAACCTGTTTTTGATAAAGATAGGTTTAATCTTGGATTAGAACTAAGAAAGTCGAGGTGTTCAGCAAAAACTTACTGCATAACTGAACCTAATTTATTGACCGGATTATGTTATTGTGGAATTTGTGGTTGCAAAATGCGTTATCAAAAATGGGGCAGTGAAAAACATAAGATTTATTGTTGCTCAAGAAATAAATCGCTTTCATATCTGCCTAATTATAATGCAAGCTGTAATAATTCGCTTGAATGGGCGGACGAGATAGAGAAACAAGTAGAAGAAGAAATCCTTAAAATATCACTTGATTTATCATCTTACAAGCCAAAAGAAAAGGCGACAAAACTTGAAATTATGCAATCACAGCTTGAAAAGGAACAGATTAAGCTAAAAAGATTGTATAATCTGTATGCTGACGGAAATGATACTGTCTTAGAAATGATTAAAGAACTGGAAGCACAGATTAAGGAAATGAAATTAAACATTGCCGCTGAAAGCAAAAACGCAATCAATACGCAGAAAAAGGAGTTTGTTTATGAGAACATAAAAAAACTTGCCGACATTTGGGATAAGGTCGACAAGAAACAAAAGAACTTGATACTAAAGACTATAATTGACAAGATAGTAATTGTCAATGGAAATATTGAAATACAGCTTAAGAATTTTTAGCACAAACTTAATGCAGTTCCTATAGCATATAGGAAGTGCTAATGCCGCATTTATCGCGTTTTACAATTATATAATTTCAGCATTGTCGCTTATATGTCGCACATATGTCTATTATGTGTCGCTATAAGTGATTTTTTTTATGCAAAAATGTAACTAGAAAGAGAGGTAGTGCAAATGTTTTCTGATGAAGTAAGAGAAAAAATCTTGAGTAAAGAAGAATTACAGAAACTTGACTTAGTGACATTATCTCTTGTTATCCACGCAATCGAGGAAGTTTTAGAGGAGGCAGACAATGAACAATCCTTATCAAGCAATGCCTATGATGAATAATTCTTATATGCAATCTCAAAATCCATATATGGATAGAATGAACTTTTTACAAAATTATCAGCAGAGCTTACAGCAGCCAGTGGCAGGGACACAAATGTCCTTAGCAAATCAACAGGTTATGCCCCAGCAGATAGCAGGCATTAATGGACGAATAGTACAGGCAGTTGAAAATATTAATGCAAATGAAGTGCCTATGGATGGCTCAATGGCATTTTTCCCAAAACAGGATATGTCGGAGATTTATGTCAAGGGTTGGAATGCTAACGGAACTATTAATACGATTGTGTATAAGCCTTATACAGAACCAGGCGGAAGCAATGCTGGCAATCCGACAGCCGACATAGAAAACGCTAAATTTACCCTATCGGACGAAAGCACACAGCTATTTCTGAATAAATTTGAGGAATTATCGGAGAAAATAGGACAGTTAGAAGATAGATTTGATAAATCTTTAGGAACACAGAGAAAAACATCAAGAACTCAAAGTAAGGGCGGTGATGAAGAATGAATCAGCAGTTAATTCAAACTATAAATCAACTTAAGTCAATTCGGAATCCACAGCAAATGGCAATGAATTGTTTACAACAGTCGGCACAGCGTGGAAATCCTATGGCAAAAAACTTGCTTAATCAGATAAACAGTGGAAACACGCAAGGCGCAGAGCAAATTTTAAGTAATTTTATGAATACACAAGGAATAAACCTTAATGATATTAAGGGTATGATGAATTAGGACATTTTGGGTTGTGCGCACATAATGACCGGTTATCCCATTTGTTAATAAAATAAATGGAGGTAAACAAGATGTTTAATTCAAACGGAGTTAGTCTCGCAGATATTGCCGCAGTAACAGGCAATAATCGTAATAACGATGGTATGTGGGGCGATGGTGCATGGTGGATTGTAATTCTCTTAATCTTTGGCTGGGGCAATAACGGCTGGGGCGGTTTCGGTGGAAATGGCAACGGCGCAGGCTACACTGATTCAGCTATACAAAGAGGTTTTGACAATCAGGCAGTTATCAGCAAGTTAGATGGCATTTCTAACGGACTTTGTGATGGCTTCTATGCTATGAACAACAGTATGCTTACCGGTTTTAATGGCATTAACACAAATATCATGCAGACCGGCTATGGCATCCAGCAGGCTATTAACGCCGATACAGTCGCTAATATGCAGAATACAAACGCATTACAGTCACAGCTTGCTAACTGCTGCTGTGAAACAAGAGAAGCCATTCAGGGTGTAAACTACAATATGGCTACACAGACAAACGCATTACAGAACACAATGTGCAACAACACAAGAGATATTATCGACAGCCAGCAGGCAGGAACGAGAGCTATCCTTGATTTCTTAACAAATGATAAGATAGCAACACTTACAGCAGAGAACAACGATTTACGCAGAGCCGCATCACAGGATAGACAGAACGCACTTCTTACAACTCAGATGGCAGCTCAGACACAGCAGATTATCAACTCTGTAAATCCTACAGCTATCCCAGCCTATGTTGTGCCTAATCCTTATGCTTATGGATGTGGTTGCAATACAGGATGTGGCTGCTAAAACTGAATAATTGAGTATCTTAATTGAGTTTAACTCGATTATGTCTGCTATGCAGTATTACTTGCAAACACAAAGGGCAGACTATAATGTTTGCCCTTATTTTTATGAAAGAGAGGTAAAGATAATGGAAATAACAGGAATTGCATTACAAACAGTTACCGCCGGAGAAGATGTTGCATTCACAGAAACAGCAGTAAACGGAACAAAATGTATAGTCCACAGACAGGGAAGCGGAATTATAAAGCTAAGAGGTATTACAAATCAGTGCAAAGCAAGATTTTTAGTATCTTATAGTGGAAACATTCAGATTCCGACAGGCGGTACAGTAGAAGCTATCTCGCTTGCTATTGCAGTAGACGGAGAGCCTTTGCAGTCAACACGAATGATTGTAACGCCAGCCGCAGTTGAGAATTTCTTTAATGTATCGGCTCAGGCATACGTTGATGTGCCTTGTGGCTGTTGCAGTACAGTAGCGGTGCAGAATACGTCTACACAGGCTATCGAGGTGCAGAACAGTAATTTGATTGCAGTAAGGGAGGCTTGATATTATGCATAAATGGGCTAAACAGATTATGGAATGTGTCAAGGCAAAAGTTGAAGCAATCGGATTAGATAACTTTGAGGGGCAGAACCTTGACGATTTAAAGGATTTTACAGAAATAGCAAAGAACATAGCTTGCTTTGACAAGGATTACAGAATTGTTGAAGCTATGGAAAAGTCAGAAGATAATGAGGATATTATGCGTATGCTTGAACAGTACGAAGATTATCCGGACAGAAGATATTATGACCACTACCGCTATGCTAACGGCAGATTTGCCCCTAAAGGCAAGGGAACATATCGTAGAGGATATGAAGAACCGCCTTATTACCATATGTACCCAGAAGCAGAACATATGAGGGATATGGATAGAGATTATGGCAAGATGTACTATACAGAGCCAATGTCTGAAAGCAATTACGACAGGGCAAAGAAAAACTACACAGAAACTAAGGAAATGCACAAGGCTAACACGCCAGAGGATAAGGAACACAAGATGAAGTCACTTGACAGCTACACTAAGGAACTTGCAAGCGATATTACAGGTATGGTAGCTGATATGTCGGCAGAAGAGAAGAATTTGCTTAGAACAAAGTTAAGCACTCTTGTATCTAAGATATGATTTTAAGGGCTATGAGTAGCAATATTCATAGCCTGTTTTATTCAGAAAGGAGCATACAGATGATTTTTAGCATTAATGGCACAATGTGGCGAGTGCAATACAAAAATTCAAATTCGGGTGAATTAAAGCGGTCAGACGGCACAATCAGCTTAGGTGTAACTGATAGAAATACACACACAATTTATCTGTCAAATGCCTTGCGTGGATTTATGCAACGCAAAGTGCTGATACACGAAGTATGCCACGCAATCTGTATGTCCTATGATGTGTATTTGCCGATTGAACAGGAAGAGATATTGTGCGATTTTGTGGCAACTTATGGCGATGAAGTATTTGACATTGTTGATATGGTTTTAGGGGCAGTTAGGAGAGTGGGATAATGAGCATTGATGAGTTGTTAAAGATAATTCAAAAGACTAATCCGACTATGACAAAAGAATTATTGATATATGAGCTTAGTCAATGCCGGTATTCAAGTAAAGCATTGATTTATACAGAAAAATGTTGCCAAAAAATTTCGGGGTAACGCATTTGATACCTCCCCCGGATACATCTTTGATATTCAGAAAAACGATTTTGACAATTCCCAAAATTTGGTGCAGATTTCGTTCAAATCCTACTTAAAAAATTGAAAAAAATTTCTCGCAAAAATATAATGCAAAATTTTTGAAACCCCCGTCACTTTCAATTTTGTATTCAAAAATCCGTGAAAAACTTTTCCCAAAATTCGACCTCAATTTTGTTCAGATTTGCCCTGAAAAATTGATGAAAAACTTTAACAGATTAAAGTGCATTATATAAACTTGACCGGCTGCGATTCGTGCTTGTTTTGACTTTGTGGCTTTGTGATTTGACCTGTACGGTGGTTTTATTGTGTCGGTGTAGACTTATAAGCCTACAGAACAAAACAGCCTTAAAACGCCTTTGGCAGCGTTGCATAAATGGGTATAATATGCCCTTGCAAGTCGTGGAAGCTGTCGCCAGTTCTGGAGAATTCAACAGAACGCACGCCGCCCCGGTTGGGTACACTTGTACACCTAAAAAGCCTTATATATAAGCATAGCATTATTGTATTAATTTTTCAAGGTACGCAAAGAAAAGCATATAAATATATACACTTAGTGCTTGCGGCTGGAATCGAACCAGCCAAACCAGAGCAAGCCAAAAGGGCGCAACCTGTACACTCCCCAAAAGCTAATTCGCTAATTTTGTTTTTATCTGCTTCAAAAACTTTTTATTCATATCA